AAAGGTGACAATGAAAGGTGGCCCAAGTTGTGTCGATTTCTGCTCTAAATATGAGATGTCGAATTACCATAAAAGGAGGAATAAGTGATTAAAGCAATTAAAACCTATTTAAGGTATCGTAAGATTAGAAGATTATTTATTAAGTTTCTTAAGGACAATGATATCTATTATGCTTTCCAACTAGAACTAGATGCTGATCTTGAATATTTTGATTTTAATAGTTATGTAAAAGAAAAAATATCATCAGGATTAGGATATGGCCTAATCTCATCAGCTTTTTCATGGGATCTTTCTCCTCAAGGGCATACTTTTTGGGATAAGTTAAATGATAAATGGCAAGACATCATTATCGGAGTCAATAAATGAGTTATCTAATAACCTTTATTTCAGGACTAATTATCAGTTTTATTATCTTTTCATATACTGGTAAGCCTGAATGTCCAAAGACTTATAATCTTCGATCTGATCATATGTTTACTGGAATGCCTAAGCACCACATACAACTAATAGATTATGGTAACAGGATTGAGGCAAGTTATTTTTGTAATAATGAAAGACAGTTCTATTTGATTGATTACAAGGATGAAGAGGAATGAATTACTTATTTATTGGTGGACAAGAACACAAGAAGAGAAGATATGTCCCCGTAATGAGTGGAGATCTTGAGCCTGTTCCAATATTTGAGGTCCCCATAAAAGATTGTTTGACCTCTATTTCAGGCAAACCTCCCTCTCCTCCAGATACTTGGCCAGCTAAGTTAAGATATAGAAGAGTATCTATTAAAGGCAAGAAAGAAACATTCCATATGTTTATCCTTGCCCATATGGATATTGATGAAGCATTAGAGCTATTACTTAATAAAGATTAACTCTCCTATCCCCCTGCAATCATTCAAAAGTATAAGGATAATTGCTAGGGAGAAATATAAAAAAAAGATATCCTTCTCAGATACACGTATAACATTCTATCAACAATTAATCAGGAGCAATAAATGAAAGATCAAATCCAAGAAAAACTTAATCAAATCTCTGATCTAATCATAAGAATCAATTTAGAAACAGATCTAGCTGCATGGTGCAGTGTGAATGGCCACGTTAATACTATAAATCTATCTATATCTGAAACAAAGGATCGTTTCCAGGATAAGCTTCATAAAGCAGAATTAAGATATCAACCGTTCCTATGGGATTTCCAATCTAAAGAAGCTCAAGAAGAAATGATTAAGAAATGGTTTGAAGAGTTTAAAAATGATGCTGATCAGATAATTAAAGATCTTTCAGATACACTTGCTAAAAATTGGGAAGAAATTCACATAGTAAGTGTAAGTCTTAAGGAAACATCTTTTAGCCAGCCATTCTTATCTATAGAAGAAGCTCAAAAATATGAGAAGAAAATGAAGAGAAAGTATGGGAAAGTAACAGGGGCATTTATTAGTATCAATACAGAATCGAGGGAGAAATGAAATATATTATCCATAAAGCAGATTATAAGAATAAAACTGAGATCCCAATAGGTTTTGGTCAATATAGAAATTTTCCTGGAGTTGTTTGTGATAAAAAATATCCTTGGAATAGGAGGATGTATCGTACAACTAGAAACTGGAAAGATGTTACTTGTTTAAAATGTTTAAGTAAGAAGAGATAATCATATGAATGTAATACTATTAGCTAAATTCATCTACATGTTAAACATCTCTCCATTTGAGAAGAAAGCTTTAACAGCTTGTTTAATGTACAATAGACCTAAACAGGAGATTAATATTCCTCTACTTTGTGGATGTTCTAAGACATTAGAATTAAAATCTAAAAAGCTTCTGAATGTTTGTTCAGAATAATTAACTGTATATATTATCCATTGGATAATTAACTGTATATATTATCCATTGGATAATTAAATTAACTTGATCTAGGAGGTCAAAATGAAATCGTTTCTTTGTTTACTTTTATTGATTGGTTGCTTAACCTTTTCCTTTACTAGCTGTGATAAGAATGAAATCAAATCAAAGCTATCAGAAAAAATCTCTCACACTGCTTCTAGAATACTCATTAATGAACTTGAATGTTCTAATGGTGATTTAGTTAGATCAGATATGAAAGCAAGAACTGATAAGCTTTTTAAAGTAGAAGCAACTAAATCTACTCTTGGGGGATCTAAAGTCCTTATCTGCAAGACTCTATCCAGTGCCATGTTGCCTGTTGTCTTAGACCTGATGAAATCAGGAAAATTATCTAATTGGGGATGTAAAGTAGAGAAAGGTGAAGCCGCTCTATTGTCCTTAATGTATAAAGGTTGTGATGGACTTGCCAAACCTGATTAGTTACTATATAGTTTAAATTCATTCGATATAAAAGTATGCCCCTCTTGACAGCTAGACCAAGCGAAGAGGGGCTTTTTATTGCCCAAAAAAGATATATCTCATTCTAATCCGTATAATATTCAATCAATTAATAATCTATCAATATCAAGGAGAAAATGATGGAAAAGAAACGTATAGCCTTAATTGTTGGACATACAGCGAAGAGGCCTGGAGCAACTAATTACTTAGGAGAGTCTGAGTATGCTTTTAATTCAAGGATAGCTAGAGATATGGAAGTCATGATAGAAGCTGTATCTGAAGACTGTGTATCTAGAATCTTTTATCGAGATGGAGTTGGAAGATCAGGAGTGGCCGATAAAGTTATAGAATGGAAAGCTGATTTATCAATTGAATTACATTTTAATTCATTCGCTCAAAAAGCTAAAGGATGTGAGATCTTAGTTTTAAGTGATGATAGAAAATCAATAGATATAGCTGATCAAATTACAACTAAATTATCAGAAGAATTTGGAATAGTAGAAAGACATATCAATGGAGTTAAACGGTTAATAGATGGGAACAGAGGATATTATAATCTTAAGCTCCTCCAAACAATCCCCATTAATATCCTTATTGAACCTTGTTTTGCTAACATGAAGACAAAAGAATCCCAAGCAATCTTTGAGAATGAAAATAGGTATGTAGATGTATTGGCCAAAGAATTAATCATAGCTGTCAATGGAACTTTTATCCCAAGAACAAAAGAACAAGAAAAAGATAGTGATGAACCTCTAAAAGATGATCTCTTCAATTTCATGATGGAATTCTATCCAGAAATTCTTCCTAAAGGATCAGCAGGGATAATTCAATTAATCCTAGATCAAGAGAGACGAATAGAGAAACTTACTCATATCATTGATGGACAAAAAGAAGCTTGGGATGGATTTTGTGGAGAATTAACTGATGCTTTTGGAAAAGCTACAAAAAAATCAGAAGAGGCTTGGTTTAAAAAGATAGAGGATAAGGAGTTAAGATCTAAAAAATCTGGCAAGATAATGTGTCAAAAATGTGAGAGGAAGGAAGTAGATCTTGAAATTTGTCCAGTTATCAAACTGAAAGAAGATGATCCAATCTTAGTTTGTTCAGATTGTTTTGATAATCATATTGAGAGAGAAGAGGAAACAATTACAATTCCTGAGGCAATAGCTTGCCAGGCATGTAAAAATAAAAAAGCAAATCATAAGATTATGCCAGGATTAGGAACTAAGGAAGAATCTTGGCTTTGTGAAGATTGCCTTGAAGAACATCTAGGATAATAATATCAGGGGCCTATCTATCTCTAGGATGAGCTCCTATCTTTTATTTAACAATAAAAGATAAAACCTTTTCACAAACGTATAATCATAAATAATAAAAAACTTTTCAAAAGGAAGTGATATGTTAACAACAGAAGAACTTGAACAAAAAATAGAAGATTGGCACAATAGAACATCAGTTGCCCAAAAGAATACCATAAAGACAGGGCAAATAATAACAGCAGAAGAAGCTAAAAAACTTATGAGAGACAATCAAAAAATATGTATGGAAAGTGTTAACCATATTCTCAGTTACATTGAAGGAAAGATAAAAGATTCATGTAAAAATGGAGGATGTGCGACTACATTTACCTATGATCCAGACATTAATAATGAAACTAGAGAAGAAATTTCTACTCAATTATGCAGCTTAGGGTATAAGTGTCCTCTTAGGTCACTTACAGGAACACCGGAAACTATTCTTATCTCTTGGAAGGAGGATTAAATGTTTAAAGATGGAATTATTGTCCCAGATATCCCTAACAATGTTACTAGACCTCATAATCTTACTGAATTAAATTTAAATCTTACTCCAGATCAATCCAGATTATTAAAAGCATTTATGATGGATATCAAAGGGAAGCAAGATCCTATCCTTGGATTCCTTAAGATGAAATATTGGTTCCTAAGAATATGGGAAGCTGGAGAGAGGGATGGAAATGTTGATAAAGAGTTAGTTAATCAGTGGAGAAAGAAAAAAGCAGAGATTCTAAACAAAAAGGAGAGATAGAATTATGTCAAAGATAACGTGGAAAGTTGATTGTGATCAATGTAAAAAGAGGATCGCTGATAGTGAATCAGTTAAATCTTCTTCTTATGATCTTATTACTCAAGCAGGATCTTTTGATGTTCCTCTCCATTTTTGTAGCGAGAAATGCCAAAATAAATTTAACCAAAATGATGAGGAGGATTAAATGCTTAAATATAAAATAGAAATAATTTCTCACAGTATGTCAGGATTAATCAATGATATTGAGCAAACACTTCTATCATTAAAAGCTGATCCTGAATCTATTAAAAGAATTGAATCTAAAGGGATGGAATCTATCTTTTTTACACAAAGATCTAATATCTCAATAATAGATACAGAAAAAGGAGAGATAGAATTATGTCATTAACTTATAGAGATCTATTTACAGGGATAGGAGGTTTCGCTCAAGCTCTCCATGAATTAGATCCAAATGCTCAATGTTATTCAATGAGCGAAAATGATAAATGGGCCAATAAAATATTAGATAAAAGATTCCCAGGGATAGTTAACCTAGGAGATATTAATACAATCAATCCTAAAACCCTAGAACCTGTTGATTTAATTATGGGAGGATTCCCCTGTACTGATTTATCAATCCAAAGAGGCAAAGGAAGAATGGGATTAGGTGGACAAAAATCAGGACTCTTCTTTAAATTTTTAGAGATCATTAAGCAGAGCAAACCTAATTATTTCCTCATAGAGAACGTTGCTTCTATGTCTAAGGCCAATAAAAATTTAATTACTGAAATGGTAGGGGTTGAACCAATAGAGATTAACAGTGGCCTTTTATCAGCTCAAAATAGGCGTAGATTGTATTGGTGCAATTGGGAAGTTCCTCTTCCAGAAGATAAGGGGATTACTCTAATGGATATTAAAGTGGAGGATGATTTTAAATATGCTTATGCTTGGAGTAAATCATATCGGCCAGCAGTTATTGCTTGTCCAATAACTAAAGAACTTAAACCAGCATCATTTGATGAAAGAATTAGATATGATGGGAAAGCAAATAGTTTAACTACTAGCATTAATGGAACTGAATCCCTTAACTTCTTTACTAAAGAACCATTAGATTTTAAGCCTAGGAAAGTATTCAATAGACACGACATGTTACCCTACAATCTAGGAGTAAAAGGAGAAGATTGGAGGCCCATTAATTTAATTGAATGTGCCAGACTTCAAACTTTCCCTGATGATTGGTGTAAAGGATTATCTAACCATCAACAATATAAAAGATTTGGTAATGCTGTCACCAAAGAAGTAATTAAATATATATTAAGTTATTGTCCAGGAGTTAGAAATGTTAGTAAAGATTAGTGAAGTCTGTGGAAATTGTAACTGTCAAGATCGAGGAAACATTATTGATGTAGCAATGAATCCTTTAAGCGAGGAAGCTGCTTATTATGATTGCGATGGGATAATGTGGCATTTGTACAGTGGAGATTTTGAGCCTCTAAATATATATAAATCAGCAGAAACAATTGGACAAAGTTTTTAACCAATAATCACAAAGGAGGAAATTGTGGAAACAACAAAAAATGTAGAGTATGCAGTAGTATTAATTAAGTCATTAAATGACACTAGACCAACAAAACTGGAAAACATTGCAGTGGCCAAAGGATTATCAATGGCCTTCATGGAACAAGTCGCAAGAAAGTTAAGGCAAGCTGGAATAATAGCATCCTTCAGAGGTCCAGGAGGAGGATATGTCATTTGTGATAGGAAGATAACCTTTTATGATATTGAAAGAGTTATGCATGAAGAAAGGGAGATCTCTCCAGTTATTAAACCTTACATGGATCAAGTTAATAGCGTCTTAAAATCTATAGAGATATAGGAGTTAGAAGTGGAACAAATTAAAGAAAAGTGTTCATCATGTAAATTCTATAAGATTAGAGGAATGGGGGGAGTTTGTAGGTTTAATCCCCCTACTCCTCCTTTAGATCCAAACAAAGCTGTGATAGGAGAGTTTGTCAAAGTTTGTAATAATGATTGGTGCGGGCAATATAAAAGAAGACCAATCTCAAAGACATTACCTAAACAAGCACCAAGTTTTAATATAGATTAGGGGGGAATGGTGAGATCTAAAATGTGTAAAGCATGTTTTATCGTTAAGAATGTTAATCAATTCTATGAAGGTAGGGCAATTTGTAAAGATTGCAAAAGCTCAGATAATGCTAACTATGAGATAAATAAGAACGCAGAAAAAAATCCTAAAAATTATATGGTATGCAATGGTTGTGATCGTACCTTTCGCAAGTATAAAGATAATAGGAAAGAATGTAAATTTTGTGGTAGTAATGATGTCGAATCGTATTAGGAGGAATTAATGAAAGGATCTGAGTTTGTTGAGTTTCATGCTCAAACTGTTAAGAAGATGAATGAAATCTGTAAAGCTAAAAATCAAGATTATTCTGGAGGAGGAGATTCTTCAGCGTTTAATAATTTTATGGTTGTTGAGCATAAAGGAGTTTGTTCTACTGAAGCTGGATTTTTAGTTAGAATGGAGGATAAGATGATGAGGATTAACAATCTTATCAAGAATAAGACAGCGGCCGTTAAAGATGAATCTATTGAGGATACATTAATGGACTTGGCCAACTACTCTATTTTAATGATGGGATACTTAAAGTCTAAAAGAGAAGGTAAGCTGTGAATGTTAAAGTAACTAAAGGAAAACATCCTGGGACTGCTTCAATTTGGGAAGTTGACGAGAATGGAGAAACGATTAATGATTATCCCCTGATTTCTTTTGGGAAAAAGAAGTTTGAGGCAATTATGAAATCAATTACTGAACTAAAAAAGATATTTGGAGAATGTGATGAAAACTAAAGGAATAAAAGGATTGCATCAGATAGCTAAAAGTAGAGCTGCAGGGCTATCAATGCCAGATACAACTGCACTAGGAGAGGATATTAAAATTGTCCTTTCACTTGATCCTTTGGCCGATAAAGTTAATGTTAGGGAGCTCTTAAAAGTTATTGAAGAGCAAAAGATAATTACTGAAGCTGATGTAATTATGTATAAGGGATTAGAATAAAAATAATCAAATAAAAGTGTTTTTCTTGTTGACATATGTTTTAAACGGATATACCTTTAATACATAAACTTAACAAGGGAAACACAATGTCTAGTAAAACTCAAAAAATTAAAGATCTAATCAATCAAGATGGTGGAAAAGTATCTCAAGTTAATCTCTTTGGTGATGTTCTTATTATTAGAGCTTCAATGGATTCAAGAGATCAACTAGAAAGATTCCTTAAAGTTGGATTAAAAAACAATCTGTTAATCAATGGTGAGATAGAAGAATTGAGAGGAAAGCTAGTTCTTAGCTCTCTTATCGTGGCACAGGAGTAAATCATGCAAAGGAAAATAGAAGGGAATGGAAATGGAAACAGCAAAAGTAATTCTTCATCAATTAGGTGGTAATAAATTTATTGCAATGACAGGGGCCAAACATTTAGTAGCTACTGAAAGAGGTCTTCAATTTAGAATAGGAAGAAACACTTCAACTGCTAATAGCATTACAATTGATTTAAATAATACTGATACCTATACAGTTAAGTTTTGGAACATCAGAGGGGCAAAGATACATCTATTAGAAGAATATAATATGGTCCATGCTGATTCTCTTCAGGAACTATTTACATCTTATACAGGTTTAGCAACTCATTTCTAGGAGGAAATTGTGAAAGTAAAAACAAAAGTATTAAAAGAGATTAAGAACGATGATGATTATTGTGATGTCTGGAAAGAAGTCAACAAATTAGATGGGAGAGCAGAGGCATTAATACAAGTCAGTAATATGGAAATTCATGATCCTTTAAAAGAAGCAAAGAGAGCAGATAAGAGAAGAAACAAATTAATAGATTTAATGGAAAAATATCAAAAAAAGATTAATTAATAGTTGACATACCTTTTAAAGGGATATATCTTTAATACATAAGCTTAACAAAGGAAACGAAATGATCTTAGAACTAACACCAGCACAAATCAAAGAAACTCAAGAAAGATTTGCAATGGCTGCTAAAGCAAATGCAGAAGAATATGAAACTGAAATTGTAGTTGATTGGATAGATGATTCTGTTCAAAGAGTGAGGAAATAATGAAAAAAATAATTAAAATACCAGAAACTTGTGATTGCTGTAAACTTTATGATGGAGATTTCTGTTACCTATTAAATGAAGATAAATTTGATGCTGAAGGATGCCATCTTTCAGAAATTTATTTGATTCCTAGGATCACTCCAGAAAAATCTTGTAGCCTTACAGTAGAGAAATTAACAAGTATATATGATGATCTTAAAAGTAATGTATTAGATGATAAACCTCTTGTTTCTGTAATATTAATAAATCCAGTAGATAGAGAATTCTTTATCCATAATAACGCAATAATGAGAACAGGAGATGAGGCAATCAATCCTCTTACTAAATTTAATGGGATTACTCTCTATAATTTTAGATTGCTTGATAGAGGGAAAATCCTCCCTTTTAAAACTATGACCGAGGCCCAAGAATTTATGTATTTTGCTTTTGGCCTAAATAAAAAAGGACATTCAATAGATGATATTATTTTGGCGTGGAATATTAGAACACAATAAAAAGGGAGAGATAAGGTAATGGGAAGAAGAATTATCGTATCAAATAATATTAAAAGTAATAATAAAAAATATAAAACTAAAAACTTACATCAGGGGGTAAAAAAGGGATTTTATCGCCACGTTAGAAGACCATGCCCCCATTGTGGGAAGATAGTCTTATTATACCCTATAATAACTGATGGCATGGTTAATACTAGGAATGATGATGTTGCTTATGAGACTAATGGAAGTAAACATAATTGTATCCCAAAAGTAAAAATCTTTAAAAAGAAGGGGGCTTACCAAGGAATGACTAAAGAAAAAGCTCAAAACACTTTAGTAGAAATTGATAAATATAGTAGAAAATCTTTTCGTATTAAAATTGGAGAGATGAAAAATCTACCAACTGAGAAATTTATTAAAGCTTATACTTATTCCGAAGGAGAGATTCAAAAAGCAATTGAATTTTTATACTTTGAAATATTTGATTTAGAAACAAAAAGACCCCTCTAAACGAGGGGCCAATTCAACAAACACTTTAACAAAGACTAAAAAGGAATTTTATTTAAACCCAAAGGAATCAAAATGGCAAATAAAAACGCAAAAGGAAGACCAATAGTATCAGAAGATCTTAAGAGAAAAGCTAGGTCAATAAAAATTAGAGATAGTGTTTACAGTAAGTTACATGAATTAGGTAGTGGCTCCTATGCAAAAGGGATAGAGTTTCTCGTATATAACTATACAGAGATAAAAGATCCTGAATGGGATGAAGAGGAGTCAATGGAAGATGAATCATATACAGATGAGAGCGATGGAGAGATTAGGAGAATCTCTTGATTTAAGTGAAATTAAAAGACTTACCAAAAGCATTATAGATGGTGAATGTAAAAAATATCTAATGTTAGGAAAAGATATTGGCATTTATCAGGTATTCCTTAATCAAAGGACTGAAGCTATAGCTATTTTTGATCATGCCTATAGGATAATTAAAACTATTGGAAGATCTTCCTGGATAAAGAGAAAGGGTAATAGATTTTATTATACTCATAAAAGGCAAAAAGAAGATATAGAATCTCAAAATAATAACTACAAAAGAGATAAGGTATATTATGACAGGACAAAGCATAAACAAAAAACAAGAGAGCTGCTGCGAGGAGATGAGGAGTTTTTCACAAAAAATGGCCGGCGTAATCTTTCCCGTAGGAGAAGAGGATGAGATTAATGGATCAGTCACAATTCAACATAATATGGAATATATTTACTTTTCAGATGGATATAGAAAATTCCCCTCTTTAATGCTTAATTATTGCCCTTTTTGTGGAAGGAAACAGAGATAAGATAATCCTTGTATATATCTATAGATAATAAAAAATACATAAGGATTAATCATGACAGGCAAAACAGATTCCCACTTAATGAGATTCACTAAAACCGCAAATGATGAATGGACATCTAAGGGGATTAATCGAGGTTATACTGGAGTAATTGTTTTTGTTCCAATCATTCCTCCAGCTCCTCCTGCTGATAGATACACTTTAACAATAAATCCTGGAGCGATTGTTTCAACTCATGACAATCTTCATAAAGCAAAAAATGAATTCAGAAAATTCCTATTAGATAAGCCTATAACTTAAACAATTAACTTTAAACGTATAATAAGAAAAACTTAAATACTTTAAAGGATTATTATGTTTGAATTTACGCCTCTTGAAATCGCTCTCTTTATCTGCTTTTCTTTCTTATTGTTTCAATATTTGTTAGGTGTATTTGTTTTCCTTAAAAAAGAGAATGCTATAAGTACAGCTATTAGGACTATGGAGAAAATGCAGGATTATAATACTGAGCTTTTCCAGAAACTTCTGAAAGAAGAGAAATTAACAATGGCCCTGGCCAATCAGGTAAAAGATTATCGTAAAACTCATGGTAGTGGTGGAGTCGATACAATAGCAGGATTAAATAATGAATAATTTTAAAGAATTTAATATTGAAATGATTAAAGATTTTGGTGGATGTAAACAAGCAATGATTTATCTAAGAGATAAATATGGCCATGAAGTTGATGATCTATCCAAAAGAAGAGCAGATGTAATTAATCTAATGGATGAAGGGAAAGAAGATTGGGTAATTAATTTCTGTTTAAATGTTATGGATAATCCAAATAAAGTTAAATTTCTTGAATTCGTTCTACTAGATTTTTGTTTTCAATTCCCTGTTGATAGAAGTTTAGGGAAAGTTTCTAAGTTAATTGTTAATCAGATTATTCATGAGCAAGATAACTTTTCTGAATTGATCCCTTGTTTCAATTTCTATAAACATAATCTTATGAAATCTTATGATGCAACAGAAGATCAAAATTGGAGATCTTTATTAATAAAAAAATTACGGACAATAGAAACCGTAATCGAATATATGGACAAAGATTTCATTAAAGCTTGCATTACATGTGCCAAACATGCCTGTGAATCTATTATCCTTAGAGATCATATCGAAGGTAGTGCAGAAAATATTGGTGTTATGCGTAGAAATAAGATGAAGGAATACGGATTATATGCAATGATGCTAACCGCTATATGGCCAAATGAATAATGAAAATCTCGAACAATTAGCCGAAATCATTCCCTTTCCAGGAGTTCAAGCTTATGGGACTAAATGTTGCATTTGTGGGAAAGGGGGACAATTTGAAGCCTATAAGATCTACGAACAATCATTAGCAAAAGCTTATTTTTATTGCAATAGCTGTAAACATTATCATCCTCAAGGATTTAATATCGATATTAAGGAGTCCCCTGAGTTGGCAGGAGTCAACGCTATACCTAAAGGAGTAATAACATGGGAACAGGAAAAACAGAGTTAGAAAATTATGTACCGACACAGGTTAGGATTAATGGTCATTGGATATCAAATGATGATTATCTAAAAGATCCAATAACATATAATAAAGTTCCTTTCTCTGAAGGATACTTAGAGGAATGTGGAATAGATCCTAAAACTGTAAAAGAAGAATTATTGCCAGAATCATTAAAAAAGGCCTCATAATCGAGGCCCTTCTTGTAACTAAAATACATCTAAAAAGGTTACAGAGTTTCTTTTCTTTCGTATCGGACACCATGAATTACAGCATGATTATAAGGGATGATTATATGTTCAGGTGAAACTCTTTTCTCTTTTGTGTCAATATGAGCAATTAAAAAAGAATTGGTCCATTTATCTCTATGAGGGATATATTCAACATTTGTTACTGCCATACATCCAGTTTCTATCCAGGAGCATTTTCCCATAACTAAATTAGTAAAAACTTCTGTTGATGGCCTATGACAATGACCACTTGTTCCAGACATTCCATATCCTAGATCTTTAAAGTGGCCAGCAACAAAGCAATCATAATAAACTCTATAATTTTGTTTTAGTTCATTTTTTACATCATTTTTAGAGAAAGCAGCTAAATCTAATTTGCATATCATATTGATTTGATACTTATCAAGTCCAAAGACATCCGATAATGATAGGCCCATTACATCAGATAATATAACTCTTAGATTAGGAGTCTTTTCAGATAATAGATTTAATATCCTCCATTCATGATTCCCTAATATAAAATCTATTTGAGAATTTGGACATAATTCCCTTAATGGAGCAAAGATATTTTTCTTAACATAATCAAATCTTTCTACAATTTTCAATTGTCTAACATCTTGAGAGTATCTTGAGCTTTCGTAGCAATCAAAAACATCACCATTTAAGACAATGACATCAGGTTGAATTCTTGCACAAGTATCAATAAATATAGATAAAACAAATTCATCACAGTCAATGTCATGAAAGTCTGAAGCAGAGATAATTGTTTTATATCTATTTTTATTCTTATTTAGTTGATCAAACTTATTATGATAAGGAAGGACTTCTGTTTTATAAAAGTTTCTAATTTTATCTAAATGAGCTTGTTTAGCAATATCTCTTTCTAGTTGATGTTGTTTTCTTGACAGTTTTAATCCTGCTTGTCTCTTGAATTCTTCAAAAGTTCCAAAATATCTATTCCAGGTGGAATCTGAATATTTTCCGTTTGCTCTATAAAAGTTTCTTGAGATTGATTGTAGGGGATATTTTTCTTGGATTCTTCTGAGGTCATTAGTGCATTGTTCTGGAGTAGCTGAGGGGATAAACTTTTTTGTCTTTTCTGATAGTAGGGCTTTTTGTTGAGTTGTTAATTTTTGTTGTTTTTTGACTTTCTTCTTTACCTTTTCCTTGGCCTTAGTCATTTTTACATCCTTTAAAAATGTTTTGTTGTTATCTAATACTTACAATGACTTCCAAAAAGGCATGGAGATTGATTCAATTACTCAAGTAAAGGTTGCTGTATATATATCTTACCCATCAGTAGAATCTTCAAGAGTTGTAAATATTGAATAGATTTAAATTTCATTCAAAAGAGGATTCAAATGTTTAACAGATTCGTCAAAAAAAATAATGCAGATAAAATTCTTCCTTCTCCAGAATCTCAAGAATTAAAGAAAATGAGGATTGAAGTTGATGAGCTTCAAATCAAATTAGATGATGAGTATGAAGAGTCATTGGCCCTAGACAATTATTACACTAAGGATACATTATCTAGCTCACATGCTGGAAGTTCAGCTAATTATGATGTAGTTGATGAGGATATCGATTTAAGGACTCTCCAAGCTTTATATGCTTCTGAAGGATGGTTTTATATTGTTGTTCAGGCAATTACTAAAGCTATAATCTCCCTCCCTATGAAAATGGAAAAGAAGAAAATCACCAGTGAAGAGGTTGAATTGCCTAATGGTGATACTGAAGAAGTTAAGAATGAAATTTGGGTAGAAGCTAATGGAGAACCTGAATTTGATCTTTTTCAACATCCTAATGATATGCAGGGAGCATTAGAATTCTTTATGTTAGTTATCATTGATTTTCTTACTCTAGGAAATACCTATATATGGATTGATAGGGGAGAAGGTGGAATTGAAGTTGATAGACCAACGGCAAGACTCCAAGAGGCAATGAGAAGACATGGACATGGTATAAATGGAATCTATAGAATGAATGCGTCCCTTATAGAACCATTAATAGAAGATAAAGAGTTTGGAATATCTGCTTATGGCCTAATGTCAGCAGAGGGATATATAAGATTTGAAGCTAGTGAAATGCTACATATTAAAATGCCTCATCCTGGTAATGCTTTTATTGGATTGTCCCCAATTGTTCCTGTTCTTAAGAATGTTTTAATAGATAGATTTACCAGTGAGCACATGATTAGATTCTATAAGCAAGGTGCTAGACTTGGTGGAGTAATTAAAACATCTAAGAAGTTAACTAAAAATCAAATAACCAGATTAACTAGAAATTTTGAATCTAAGTTTTCGGGTAAAAAAAATCACCATAAAACTCTTATCCTTCCTGAGGGTATGGAGTATGAAATAATAGAGGCCAATCCAGGTGAAACATCCCTCATTGAATTTAGTAAATTTAATAAAGAACCTATTCTTAGCACTTATTCTGTGCCTCCTGTTCGAGTTGGTCTTTTAGATGGGGCAACTTATGCAAATGCACTGATTCAAGATAAGTCCTTTTGGGAAAATGCTGTTAAACCTGTAACTATGCTTTTACAGGATGGCTTTAGTAATTCAGGCAAGATAATTAAAAGAGAGAGAAGATTAAGAATTCGTTGGGATCTTTCAGATGTTGAAGCTCTCCAAGAGAATCTAAAAGATAAAGTTGAAATAGGTAAAGGATTAGGCGAAAGTGGTTGGTCAATTGATGAAATTAGAGAAAAACATTGGAAGCTAACTAAATTAGGAGGAGATAGAGGAGGAAATCTTATCCCATTAGTTGAGAGGACTAAAAGGCCAGAAGGATTTAGGAATTTACAATTATCTGCTCCTGGGACTGAAGAAAAAACTCAGCCGGCCAATGCTCAACCAGATCAAGAAACGGTTAGTGATGTAACTCCTACAGATCAGACTTTTGAACAAAGAGTTGGAGAGTTAACATCAATTAATATTGCTTCTGGGCTTTCTCCTGCAATAGCTGCTCAAGAAGCTGTTACTAGAACATTAGCAGAAGGATTATTACCAGGAGTCTCTCCAGAAGTCTCTACTGTTGAAAATAATGAAGATCCTCAAAATGATACATCAACTAATGAATCGGAAAATGATTCCGAAGCAGAAGAAAATGAGGATGGAGAAGATAAAACTGATGGAGAAGATGAACCAAATAAAATTCTTTCTCTTCCTGGTATGGATCAAGACACTCTCCAAAATACAGTTAAGGCCCTAACTGGTGAAGGTGTTGATGGATTAATTAAAGATAAATTTGAAGAGACTAAAAGCACTTTTGGTAGAATGGAGAAAATCTTTCAAGAAGCTGCGAAATCTATTGTAACTGATAAGAGTGGAAGGATAAATAAGCGTAAACATCTAATAAAAAGCTTAAGAAATAAAGCTGATGGAGATGATGGACTCCCAACAGGGAAAGATATTGCTAAATTTGCTGAAAAAGAAGCTTCTGATCATCCAAGTTCAGTTGACATTAAAGCAATGGAAGTCGGCCATTCAAATACAATAACAACTCATTCTTTGACTTTTCCTAATGAAGAGGCTTTAGAATCCATAGAATCAGAAGCAGCTAAGAAAATTGTAGGGATAACTGACACAACTAAAGATCAAATAAGAAGTGTTATTGCTGATGCTTTTAGTCAACAGGCCACTCCTCAACAATTGGCCGATATGATTTCAGATAAGTTTTCTCAGATAATGACTTATAAGGGTCGAGCAATGACAATTGCTAGGACTGAAACTCTTTCAGCAGTTAGTGAAGGTCAAGAGATAAAAAAGAACCAATTTCTTGAAGAACTTCCAGAATTATCAGATGAGTTAATGAAGGCCTGGATGAATGCAAATGATTCCGATGTTAGGGATAGCCATATCAAAACAGGAGATGAGGGGCCGATTCCTCATGATGAAAAATTCTCTAATGGTCTTATGCATCCAAGAGAAAGAGGGGCCAAGGCCAAAGAAGTAGTTAATTGTCGATGTACAGTTATTTATTTCCATAAAGCAGAACAAGAAGAAATTGAGGAAACTTTAGCTGATGATTTAATTCCATCAATAATTTAAAAATATATGAAAATCAAAGTTGTAAATATGTTGTAAGTATCAATTAAGAGGAATTTATGTTTAAAAAAAATAAATCGTTTATCCGTAAAAATACTAATCCCCAAAACATGAAGCGTTTGGATTGTCCTATCGTTTGGGATGCTAAAAGCATTAAGAAAAATGCTAGTGGCAAATTAACAATTAAAGGATATGCCAATACAAAAGATCGTGATCGTGTTGGTGATGTAGTTCTTCCTGAAGCATTTGCCAAACAATTGTCTGAATTTATGGAGAATCCCATTCTTCTCTATATGCATGATTGGGATCGTCCTTGTGGGAAGGTCATTAAAGCTGAGATTGATGAGAAAGGATTATTGATTGAAGCAGAAATAACCAATGCAAAATCAGCAGAAGACATTCGAGAAATGGTTAAAGATGGAACTCTTAAAACTTTTTCTATCGGATATAATGAACTTGATGCAGATTGGGACAAAGAAACTGCAACAAATTATGTTAAAGAATTAGAATTATTAGAGATATCAATTGTAACCATTCCTTGTAATACCCAAGCAAAATTTGAAGTTAAACCAGATGATAATGAAGAAGAAGCGGAAGATGATAGCGAAGGGAAATCTGCACCTAAAAAAGTTAAAACTTCTGATGATGTGATTGTTGAGCTTAATGATACAGCTTATGATTTTATTGTTGAAAAAATCAATAATTCGATTAATGAAGGGAAAACCATTACTAAAAATCTTATGAAAGAATTTGAGATGGAATTTTGCTCAACAAAAAAAGGAAAAGTGGCCCAAACAAAAGCTGTTATCACTGAAGATCAAGCTGAGTTTATGTCCCAAATGCTTAACATGATGGAATCAAATGAAGAAGTCGATTCTGAATTAATAATAGATATTTCAAAAGCTTATGATCATTTGAAAGATAATGAATCAGACTTAATAGAAAAATAATTAACAATATTTTCATAGGAGAAAATTATTATGAAACTAAAAAAGAAGGCCCTAAAAGATCTAGTTCTTAAATTACGTGGAAAATCTGTTGATCCAACTCCAGAAGATGAAACCAAAACTCCAGAAGAAATTGCTGCTGAAGAGGCTGCAAAAGCTTGTGATGAAGATGATAAAGAAGAAGACGATAAATCTGTTGATTCAACTGAAGAAAATACAGAAGACAAAGTTGATGTTGAAGGAGATGAAGAAGATCCTGCAATGGGAGCTTTAAAAGTTCTTACTGAAAAAGTTGATTTGATGATGGATGGCCTGGCAACTGTTTTAGAAATGCTTGAAGGCTCTAAGGCTGAAGATTCTGAAGAAGAGGATTCTGAAGAAGATGACATGGATTCAGAAGATGAAGATAAAACTGATGATGAAGATTCTAAAGATGAGGATGAAGAAGATAAAACTTTGGATGAATTATCTGATGAAGAAGCTTTAAAAGTTCTTGAAGATCTTGATGAGCAACTTGAAGAAATAGAGGAAGGAGCCGTTTAGGCTCCTCTCTTAGTTATAAATTGTTGGTGTATATATATCCTGTGAAGTGAATATGCTAAAAATTGTTGAATAAATATCTAAGGAGAAAAGACAAATGAAACCTGAATTAAAAAAAGCTATCCTTGAAGCTAGAAAAACTCTTAAAACAGCTAAAGCTAACGCTGCTTTCGCAACTAAAAAGCCAGGGCAAACTGGAACTAAAGGTTCAATGCCAGAAGTTGCCAAGAAATTTCTTGGAAAATTTTCTTGTAAATCTTTCCAAGAATTGATGAAAGTTGATACTTCATCTAAGAAGTTTTCTTATCTAGGTGATGAAGAAATAGAGAGAGTAAAAGGTCTTAAAGAAAGCGTAGATACTTGTGTTATCGCTGCTGAACTAATTAAATTTGTTGAGAGTGACGGTAAAGATCGTTCAGTAGCAAAGAGCGATGTTAAAAACTCAAAATATTATCAAGAAGAGCTACTTCCTCAGCTTAAAGCTTTTGGTATCGATTCAGGTGATGATGGTTATGAGTGGATTCCTGAAATGGTATCAACTTCTTATATCGATGAATTTAATTTGGATAGAAAAGTTTCTGGACTTTTCCAAGAAATCCGTATGCCATCAAATCCTTATCGTTTTCCTGTTTTAACTCAAGGTGCAATTGCTCGTAGAGTTGGAACTGTTACAGCTTTAAGTCCTTCACAAGCTTTCAAAACTGATAAGACAATCCTTTTTGAAGCTGTGAAATTGACTAATCAATATGAGCTACCAGAAGAGTTGAATGAAGATTCTGCTCCTGATATCGTAAAAGTAATCAGACAAGAGCTTATTGAAGGTCAAGAAAAAGCAATTGAAATTGCAATCCTTGAAGGGGATACTTCTGATCCTCATCAACATTCTTTTTCTCAATTGGCTGATCTTCCTGCTGGTACAGCTCTTGGAGCACTTCCAAATCAAGATGATTCTCCAGAGCGTGTTTTCGATGGTCTAAGAGTTAGAGCTTTGGCCGCTGGTGCTACTGCAATTGTTGACGCTGGTGCAAACACTCTTTCAGAAACAGAAATGAGTGAAGCAAGAGCTAAAATGGGCAAATTTGGAGTAGATCCTTCTCAACTTGTTTGGCTTTTTGGTCCAAAAGGATACAATCAAGCTCTACAACTTGATGATGTAAGAACTCTTGAGCAGTATGGGCCAAAAGCTCCTGTTCTTACTGGAGAGCTTGCAAAATATGAAGGTGCTCCAGTAGTTGTTTCTGAGTATCTAAGAGAAGACACAGACGCAACAGGTGTTAATGGTGCAGTTCCTGCTAACAACATTAAATTATCTGTTATCTGCGTAAATAGAAAGAGATTCTTTGTTGGATTGAGAAGAGGACTTCAAGTTAAAGTTGAGAATAACAGAACTCAATATGATGTACTTGACATGGTATCTTTCCAAAGAAAAGCTTTCCAAGCTGTTCTTAAGGCCGATGGATCAAATTATGCTGCAGAAAGTTCAGTATCTTTGATCTACAATATCGGAGCTTAATAAAAAAGCTGGGCGATTGTGTTAAACCTAAAAGGGGAGGGGTCAAATCCTTCCCTTTTTTTGTATAGGAGAGAATGATGATTAAAATAATTGGTGATTTAAATAAAGCAAAAAAAGCTCTTGGAACTAATGTAGAACTTTATAATGGTCAATTACTTAAAGGTAATGAAAAAAAGATGAAAGCTCTTTGTCAAAAATATCCTAATTTATTTTCTTGGGAAGGAGATGATTGGTCGGCCAATATGAAGAAAGCTCCATCTAAAAATAAAATGATGGATAAATCTAAAGCAAAATCTAAAAAAGTTAAATAAAGGGGCCGGCCCTTTACCATAAGGGGTTAATATGGCCGTAAAATATGCTAAAAAATTGCAGATGTTTAACTCTCATGTTCTCCAAACCAGGGAGAATTTTGGGGGTCAAGCTTTTTCTGATTTTGAATTAGTTACCGGATCTCGTTTAGTCTGGGCCTTATCAATTAAAACTATTGATCCTGGAGCTTCAATAGTTGTTAACATTAAGAATGGATTTACTAGAGATTTTCCTTTTGAAACTATTTTAAATATTACAGGAAATGCTGCTGGATTCTATAAAAAAGTTTTAACAGATACACATAATTTATTTGATGTAGATGTAACAGTTGTTGGAGGAAATGCTACCTATGCTTTAGGCGTTTCTATTTCAGACAATGCTCTAACTACCAGGATTGAAAACGCTGAAATTGCTGTTGATTTGAATCATATCCTTCAATCAAATGGAGAGTATGATTCTGTTAGAATTGGAGATGGGGTTGAAGAATTAGAAATTAATCCTGATGGATCTATTAATGTAAATATTGTTAATACTTCCGTTGTTCCAGAGATAGTAAGGCCAGTTTTCAATAAAATTACTAGCGTAGTAGATTCAATAAGAAGTTCCATTGTTTCTCATACTGCAAGTTTAACTAAACAGACTTATCTTCAATTTATATCTGTTAGCGGAAATAATATTGCTGATTATGAGCTGGAAATTAATAGCAGTGTAATTGATGAGAGGAATACTTATTTTGGTGGCCCATTATCTGAGCAATTTGAATTTAACGCTTATTCTGAAAATGGGATGCTAATTACTCCAGGTCAGAAAATAGAAGTATTTTCTACTCATTATCGATCAGATTTAGGTGATTTTAGCTCTAGGATACAAATATTGGAAGTTGGATAAAATTGTATATATAGAACAGGAGGGGATTATGAGTTTAGAGAAAAAGAAAAAAGAAGCTGAGATAATGCGTATGAGATCCAATATCTTAGATGCAGAAGTTCAGATTGAAGAGAGAAAAGAAGAAATCCAAAGAATTGGAAATAAAATAGAAACTTTTAACAATAGAATAGAAGTTCTTGAAAAAGAACTTATAAAGGGGAAGTAAAATGAGTGATAATAAAAGAGGCCTACCTGTTAGAACCCAAGAAGATCCTGACTTAAAAGTCCAGGTGAAACTTGTTGATTATGATACTCCATCTCAAGGGATGGAAGTCGATACTGATAAAAATGCACATGTTGAAGTTCATGGAAATCAGCCAACAACAAATAATGATATAGCTCTTCAATTATCTGAAGAGGGAAGAGTAAATGGTAATGGTGACTATGATGTGTCCACCAACACAAAGCCTGCCTCTTGTGCTCCAATTATGCATGATAGGAAGGATACCGCTGAGACTCCTTCAGAGACAGATCAAAATTTGCGTCCTACTGGTGTAACTTATGATAATGGTGTTGATGAAACTATTGTCGCTCAAGATGTTGCCATTAGAGATGAAGATGGTGTCCCATATTCTAAAGATAATCCAATGCCTGTTGCCCTTGAAGAGTCTGAAGGTGAAGAGATCCATGATTATTTCGAGCATGTAGATGTTGTTAAAAATGGTGCAACATCTACTCATACATTTTCAGTAGTAAATGGTAAAACATTATCATTAGATCAAGTTCTTTGTGACGGTTCATTAGCTCATTCAATGAAGTTAGAAATTGGCGATGGTGGAGCTACTGAAACATTTGTCTCAAAAGCAAATAGATTCGCTTCAGAAGCCAATGATAATGCTGATGTTGAATTTAAAAGATCATTAAAAGTTATTGGAACTGTAAATAATACAACAGTAAAAGTGACAGTAACAAATAGAGATAAACATGATGATGTCTCTATTTACACGACTATTGTTGGATTGCTACATAATACTTAAGAGGCCTTAAAATGGGTGATGCAACTAGAGAAAAGGCCAGTACCACTAATAGGATTATTGGCCCCAATGAAGATAATGAAGCTCTTGTTAGTGATAATCAGGAGCTTCATATTCGTGACACTCATGACAATGGTGGTTTAGATGCTATTATTGATCTAACAACTACTCCAATTGAAGGGAAAGTTGGAGCTACTACAAAAACAGAAAGAAAGTATGTAATAATGGAGGCCCTAGACACAAATGTCGTTTGGGGCTTTTCTAATACTACGCAATCTTTCGATTTATTTAAAAATCAATTGATTATGGTTCCAGTAGGACCAAATACAGAAGTTTGGTTTAAAATGAAATCTAGTACAGGTCAAGTTGCTTTTGGGGAGTTAAGTTAATGGCCGGTCCTTTTACAACTCCTGTTGCATTTTCTACTCCATTCCTTTCTGAGCCTGAAAGAAGCAATGGTTTTGTATCTAAAAATGTTCAAGAAGCAATTGAAGAATGTTTAGCTTTGGCCTTAGCTAATGATAGATTCTTGGTATTGGCAAAATATAATGGTAAGGCAAATATAGGAAGACACCTTGAATTTTATAGTAGGATCAGTAGCGATGATGCACCATTATATATGAATGGTGGTGCTAATATTTTGGCCATAATAGGAGCAACTACCGCAGCTAATGCAACATGTAAAATTGGTTTTTTTGATAAAAATGTGAGTGAAACTGTACCACTTTATGAGATTGAATTTAGTAATGAAAAGAAGGTTGAATACTTAGGTTCTGTCTTAGTGCCGTTATTCACAATTGATGCATCTGGAGAATTAGTCGTAAGAGTGACTTCAGGCTCAATAAATAAACCACACTTACAAGTGACATTTAGTTCAAATGTTAGTTCTCCATAATAAAGGATTTTTAAATGAGTAAAATAATTCATAATCTATTAGAAGAATCAAAAACCTATGGAGGAATGATTATTCCAGCTAGTGAAAGTTATCTAATATCTGAAGAAGAGCTTAGAGGTTTTCAAAATGATATTAATCTTCATAATGCTATTAATGCAGAAATAGCTGAAGTAGTTTTAGAGGACTCAAATGCTCCAGGTATTTTTCTTTCTGGAGTAAATGGTATCCGATTTTTGTTATCAAATATGGTTATAATTACAGAGACTCCAGCAGCCTATCCTTTTAAGAAAAAATGTTTAGAGTCTGGAAATAAACTTTTTAGAAGAAAACATGGAATTAAAGAAACTATTCCAGCAAATAGCTCAGAAACCCTTTCCATTATTGTTCCTTATAATAATTGTAAGATTGATGAATTAGAAATCGTTAATGGGAAAATTGGGGATACTGTTGATTTAAAAGTTTATGATACTCCTGAAGGACTTATCCAAATGAGCATGGGAGTCCCTCCAGAACAGATTATTCCTTCAAAAATGCTTAATCAATTTGGATTTGGAGCAAATATCTGCGAAGGTTACTATAAAGATAAGTCTGACTATGATGCGGATTTAATTAAAGACTTAAAAGTTGAAGTAACTTATTATAATAATGGTGATTCAGATTTAGTAATTGGAGCTAACTTTATACTCCATCAAATAGTATAGGTTGATAATGAAAGTATTAAATTTTATCATAAATATTTTAAGTAAAACTATTGGAGAATGGCATTTTCCTTGGGTTGATAAAAAATTTAACCTTAAAGATTATTTTCTGATTGAGGGCCAAATTAGAAAATTATCTTCTCCTTTTGTTGTAGGAGTAGTTAAGACTAATGGTCATGGATCAAATTTGTTAATTAGATTCGCTCAATTATTTTCTAAAGATGCAAGAAAAAGAAAAGGTGAAATTACTCATGCATTAGCTCATATTGGAATCTATGATGGGTATAAGCATAGAGTTGTTGAATCTTTAGGTGATGGGATAAGAGAACATTCTCTATTGGAATCTATTGGTCAAAGAGATACTGTAATTTTAAGGCGGCCAAATCCAAAATTTTTAAATCCAACATTATGCAATCATGCCATTGATTATATTAAAGAGGTGGCCAAAAGAGATGCTTTCAATAATATCGAGTATGATAATGATCATGACTATAAAACTATCCCAATAGAAGATATTATGGATTACACTAATACTAAGAATCTAAAATTAGATTGTAGCGAGACAGTAATGCAAGCTCTTGAGCATGGTTTTAGAATGACTGGCCAAGTTAGTATAATCAAAATGGTTAAGAGAGGAGGAAAGCTTACCTGGATACCAGCAGATATACTTTTTTCTGATCTTTTTATTACTATGTATGATTCAAGAAAGGAAAAGTAATGGCAGAATATCAAACACTCCTTAAACCTAATGCTTGGATAGATCCTCTTTCGTTAGCGGATCATTTAGATATTAAGCATATAAAAATTGACGTAATAGCAAATAAAGCTGAGGTTAATATCCAGGATATTTTATGGCAAGCAATTCTTGGGGGAATTGAGGGAAATGATTATTCTGTTGAATATACAATTGGAGCTGTTGCAGGATCGGAGGTTGTTTCAACCGTTGCTAATAAGATAGTTATTCAAATTGAAGATGGAGTTTCTTTAAATAGTCAGATAAAAATAGCATTTGATGCTTTTGTTGTCGCTAATCCTTTAAGTATCGCTTCAAATATTTCTGCTAGTATCGTATCAGACCTCTCTCCTAATGGGGTTGTTGCTACGCCTTTAATTGGAGGAACTAATCCGGATTCAGAACATGCATCAACTCTTAGAAAATTAGAAAGATTTATTAATAGAGCTTGTTCCAGAATTGAGCAATATATTGATACATCAGCAATGGCCAAATGTTTCCAGGAAGATCTAGACGCAAATAATTCTAATGTTATTGTCCCTACTCATTGGCCAGTTAAAAGAATTCATGAAATTAAAATAGATTTTAATCGTCAATTTTCATCTTTTACAAAGCTTCTTCCAGAAAATTATTTCTTAAGAGGAACTCCCGATAGAAATAGAAATGACCAGGAAGGAGAAATTTCTGAAGTAGATATGTGTACTCAAATCCTTAATGGAAGTGTTGATATAAATTTAATCGGGAATGATATTGTTCTTAGAGATGATAATGAAAGATTTATTGTTGGAAGGATATTTGCAGGATCTTCTTTAGGTTCGATTAGAGTAACTTATGACGCTGGTTGGATTGTTGGAAAAGAATCATCTATTGATGAGGATACTGGAACAACTGTTTTTAATTTTTCTTTTATCCCTGATGATTTGGAATATGCAGCAACTCTTCTTTGTGAATGGTGGTATTTCCAAAGAGATAGGAAAGATCTTGGGATTACTTCCAAAGGTGTTAGGGGAGAAAATTATTCCAAAATCGAAACTGGAATGCCAAGTGAAATCCAAGATATCTTAGAAGCTTATAGAGATTTTTCTTTTGGTCAACACAATACACCTCAAAGAAATATAATGCTGGATATTGATTCATGAAATTAAGCCTTTATACAAATGCAGATTTAGTTGTCCGTCAAATGGACAAAGATGCAGCGGCCATTAATAAGGCCATGCAATTTGCTATGTTTAGGGCCGTATCTATTTTAGAAGCTGAGATTAAACAAAATATTAGATCAAGATCTGGTTTGCGTGTTAGGACAGGAACTCTTCTAAATTCGATTCAACATCACATATTTATCGGGAATGGGAGAGTTGAAGCAGAAATAGGTCCAAGAAATGTCCCTTATGCTGCGATTCATGAATTTGGGGGAACTATTCCTTCCAGATTTGTTAGTCCAGTAAGGAAAAAGGCCTTAAGATTTTTTGATAAAAGTGGAGTCCCAAGATTTTCAAAAGGTCATACCATTCCAGCAATTACTATTAGACCTAGACCATATATCGCTCCTGCTGTTGAAGCTACTCAAGATAAAATAGCTGAGACTTTTGGAGTATTTATTGAAGAAGCTTTAAAAATGAATGTAGGATAAAATATGACAAGCTTAACACAACCAGAAGTACAAGAAATCGATAGTCAAATCTCAGGCATTAGATCTAAGCGTGGTCGAATAATGGAGGGGTTAAGATTAATTTTTGAACAATCAATTAAAAGATCAAATGGATATACTGTTGATTTAGATGAGGCAACTTTTATAATTAGAGGTTGGCAAGATAGAACAAAAGAAACTACTCCTGTTATTTATATTGTTGATGATAACCAGAATCGTTCAAGAAATGCTGGATGTTTAAGGAATTATGATTGGGTGATTCAGCTATATGTTCATTATCATGGTGACAATTTAATTGAATTTGAAGAATTTATTGCTGATGTTGAAGAATGTATTGATGATAATAATACTATTGCTCAACAAATTAATAAAATGGAAGTTGAAAATATTATTTCAGATGGACAATTATTTGCTTCTGAAGATACGGCAGAACATCATTTGGCCCAAATTACTCTTGGGATAATTTACACTCGTAAAGCAAGGAATCCACGTTAAAAATCATTGGTGTATATATATTCTGTAAACCTCATATCACTACAAAATGGGAAGGAACAGATATGTCACATTATAGATCAAATTCACACATACAAAATCGACTACTTAAAATTGAAGATATTTTTCCTGTAAGAGTCTCTGAAGTTCTTGCCTCATTAATTGAGCAAGATTTAACTTTTACAGCAAAAGCTGGAACTGGAGAGCAAGGTAATTTAATAAATATCATTTATGTAGCTGGAGCCGTAGCTGGAGCTGAAGTTGTTACTGTTGTTGGGAATAATATCGAAGTTCAAATAGAAGATGGTGTTTCTGATGCAACTCAAATTAAAGCTGCTCTTGATGGAGAGCCTCTTGCACTTGCTACAATCACAACTTCAATAAGTGGAGTTGGAGCAAATCCTCAGTCTGTTTTTACTCCTGCTAAGTTTCTTGCTGGTGGAGTTACAGAAATACCTGGTAAGCAAAGATCTTTTGTTTTTCGGCACTTAGCAACTGATGTAAGAGTTGATGGAAGAGAAATGACCAGTGTTGATTTTCAAGCAAATGGTGGTTTAGATATTACTTTTGATGCTGGTGGATCATCTTTTACTGTCGTTAAAGCAGATATAACAATTATTAATCGTTTAAGAACTAAGAGATATCTCGTAGATGCCTCTGCAGTTACAATAGTTTAAGGATAAGTCATGAGTAAAGGTAAATATTTCTTAAAAACTTTAGAGAAAGCAATTTATGCAAATGAAGCTTTTCTTAATGATGAGAAAATTGAGCTTGTAAGTCCATGTTGTGATGGGAATCGAGTCGCTCATGCTGATGGGGATTTTGTTTGTGATAAAATTAAAGTAGTTCTTAAAGGCAAAAAAAGAATCGCTTATTTTTTTACAGCACCTATTCTTGATGAAGCTCCTGCTAAGGAAAAACCTGTTAAGAAAAAAACAGCTAAAAAAGTAACCAAAAAAACAGCTAAAAAAGTAACCAAAAAAACAGCTAAAAAAGTATAAGGAAGGATAATTATGAGAAATCTTAATTCACGTTCATTTGAAGTTTTAGGAGTTGACCAAAAAATTTGGTTGTCTCAAGAAACTGGAGGATATGGAGAGGCTGCGACAGGGGGCCTAATCCCTGATGAGACAGGAGCAATCGAACACATAACTGCTGATGTCAAATTTGATATTCCTAGAGAGGATTCTGCAGCAAGATCAGGTAGATCTTTAGTTACTCGATTGAGTGGAAAGATCAATGTAGAATTTTCTTTTGAAAGCTATATTATTCCTGGTACTCCTGATGCACTTGGGAATCCAACTTTTCCTCCTACTCATGCTTTTATTCTTTCAGCTTTTGGAGATGTTGATACGTCTAATCCTGCTGAAATCGTTTATAAGCTTTCTAGGTTAAATGATAAATCTTTCAGACTTATTGAAGAAGCAACTCATTACGCTAGGCTTACTACTGGTTGCGTAATTGATACGGTGACTTTTTCTCTCCCTGGAGATGGGAAAGCTCAATTTAAGGCTGATGGATTTGCTCAGAATTCTTTTATAGCTGGTGAAGGTAATTTGTCTCAAGCTATAACTGGTGTTGAGCAATTGGCCCAATTAATAGAGCAAGATTTAACTTTTGATGCCAAGCCAGGTTCAGGAATTAATGGAAATCTTATCAATATTATTTATATTGCTGGTGGTGTTGCTGGATCTGAGGTTGTTACTGTTGTTGATAATGATATTGAAGTGCAAATTGATGATGGTGTTTCCAGTGCTCTTGAAGTTAAAACTGCTTTAGATGGGAATATTGATGCAGCAGCCTTAATTACCACAACTATAAGTGGTGTCCCTGGTGGTTCACAGTCAATATTTACTCCTGCTAAATATCTAGTAGGTGGGCTTGGAACTAATGATATCAAAGTTGGAGATGGTGAAGGCAACAGATATGAAGTTGGAGCTTTAATTGATATTATCCAAGGTGTTGATGGCAACACAATCATAGAATCTCAAAGAGAAATCACTGTTGTTTATGATATCACGAGTCCTAATGCTGATATCATAACAGTTGGTGGAGCTGCTCTTGCTGCTTCTGTAATTGGAGATTTTGTTATTGGCCATGCTCCAGAAAATTATGATCCAATAACTTCTGAAAATGCTCTTTTAGGTTTAAAGGGATCTTTTTCAGTAGCAGGATATCAACTTTCTGAATGTGAAATGATTACTGCTGAAATAGCAATAGCAAATAATTATACTAAGAAAGATTTCATTTATGGAACTAATAAAATTTGTGGATATATCCCTGATAAAAGACGTTCTGTAACTTTGAAAGTAGATGTTCTTTTGAATAAAAATAACTTCTCTTTCTATATGAGAAATAAGAAGTTTGTTGCTGAGAATGTGACTTTGACTCTTGAGCCAAATGATATTCCTGCTCCATCTTTCGCAAGTTCTGTGGGAAGGACTTTTGAATTTAATCTTCCAAAAGTAGAGTTTAATATTCCGTCTATTGAGAATCCTGGTGATTCTTATGTGACTCTAAGCCTTGAAGGTGTAGCTTTGGCAACATCTACAAATAGCTTAGATGATGAAATGACTCTTACCATTAAGTAATTTTCTATAAAAGGGGTCTAGTTTTAGGCCCCTTTTTATCTGTGACTCCCCGAAGTGGTATATATGTTATGAGATGGCGAACCAAAAACATATTAATCATAACTTAAGGAGTTAAAAATGTCTTTGAAACGCTTAAACCCTAATTCTATTTTTAAAATTTGTTCTACTCAAGATCCTGCTATTGATAAAGAGGCAACAGGAGAAGAGAATTTAACGAAATATTCTGAAACTCACGATATAGCTTTGCTTAAATTCGTTGAAGGGAAACTTCCTACAATTTTTCATGTAAAAAATATTTCTCCAGAAGATGAAGCTGAAATCCAAGAGGATCATTATGTTATCCAAATGCCAGATCTCGACAAATTAGAAGGCGAAAAACTTAAAAAAGCAAAACCATCAGTAAAACAGGTTAAACAACAACAAATGTTTATGAAATATTTTAAAGCTGGAGTTAAGCATATTGAAGATGATGGGAAGATTGAACCAACATTCACTCCAGGAGAATGGCCATTGTCAATTCAACAAGAGATCGGTGGATATATTATGATCAAATCTGCTTTAGGAGCAGAAGAAAAAAAGTCTTAACTGTCATGATGGGGCTGGCATTAGATCAAAATCAAAATGTCAAATTAGATTGCTCCAATTGTGACTTGGGACTTCAAAATTTAAGGAATTGCGGTGGGAGGTTTAGAGAGAAGTCTAGATCTCCTATTAGAGTAAATGAAGAAATTTATTGGATATGTCCAAGATCTTTGATTTTTAATAGGAAGGTAGAAAGTCAACTCTTCAATCTCTATATGACTTGTAAGGACAATAATGTTTTTCCTTATGGAGCAGAGCCGCTTAAACAAACGTCCTTTTGTTTAGATGTGTTTAAGTTTTTAGATGGAATTTTAAGTGAATATCACGCCAGAAAAGACAAAGAACACAAAGCTAAAATGGAGAAGGCCAATAAGATTTAATAGGGAAATGAGATGGCAATTGAAAGGGAAATAAGTGTAAATGTTGTTGGTACGGATGAGAATACCAGCAAAACGATACAAAAAGTATCTCAGGCTATAGCTAATCAGCTTGTTAAGGCCACTGCAGCGGCTAATGCTCAATTCAAGCAGATGGAAACCAATACAGATAAGACTAATCAGGTTCTCCAGCAAAATCACAAAGCGGCTCAAAAAGTATCAGAACAAAATCAAATGATTGCAGAAAGTCTTGAAGAAATTAAAGGCAAAGAAGGCATCATTGCCACTATTACATCATCTATGGAAGGTCTTGTTAAAACTGGACTAGGTATAGCTGGAGCTTTTGCTGGGGTAGTCGCAATTGATAAAACCTTTATTCCTCTTAATGCAATCATGGGGAGCTTAACCAATACTATGATTGGTGCTCAAAATAGAGCTGCTGCAATGTCCACAATGTTTAGGCAAACAGCCTCCAAGACATCAATCTTAACTCAAAAATTCAATCAACTAAAATCAAATGGCATTGATGTTATGATCAAGGGATTGAATGTTGGGAAGACAGCTCTTACCAATACAAGGGCAGTACTTCAAAATTTTACATTCTCTGCTAAAGCATCTGGAGTTATCTTAGCTGGAACCTCTAAAGCCTTTCTATCTGCGTCTAAACATACAGAATTATTTGAAAAAGGATTGGCTGGGACTGTAGTAAGAGCATCATTGGCCGGTGCTGCTTTTAATATGTTGGGGATCAACTTATTAAGATCAGATAGTATTTTAGGAAAAATGGCAGGAGTAACTCTAATAGCATTAGCAGCCTCTTTGGCCGGTGCTGTCTTTGTCGTTAAACAATTATTGGCCGCAGTCGGTGGATTGATTCAAAGTATCGGTGACAATTTAACCGCTGCAACTGAAAAGCAGATTGAATTATTTGCTAAGGCCGAAAAGAATACTTTTGCTTTTACTCAAACTGTTACCAGTTATGCTGAATCGGCGGAAGATGCGGCTGCTCAAACAAATATGTGGAATAGCTTTATTGCTGATACGAGTGCGGCAACAGGAGAAACAACAGACTCTCTTCAAGCGTTAGTAGCTGAGACAGTTGCGGCGACAGAAGCAGCTCATCTTAATGAAATTCAAATGAAAGAATTAATTAATAGAACAATTGATCTTTCAGAAAGAGCTCATAAACCAGCAATGGATACATTAGTCGCATTGATTAATGGAATGAACGGAGCTGGTCAGTCTGTTATCTCTCTTGGATTGCATATGAGCGAATCTGCTATCCAACATTCTAAGTTAAATGCAGAAGTAAAAAAGAACTTCAAAAATCTAAGCGATTCTGAAAAGGCTCAAGCTCGATTTGCTGTACTTATGGAGCAAGCAGGGAAGGCTGCTGGATTTGCTTCTAATAATGCAGATCTTTATAGTAAGTCAGTTAAGCTTCAAGAAAATGCTCAAAAAGAGCTTAATGCTGAACTTGGTAGGGGTGCAGCGATCATTAATGGCCAATATAGATTTGGTCTGGCCACAGTCACTAGAATGATGACAAATTTTATCAAACCTATTCTTCCTGCTATTGGATTCTTAGAAGCATTAGGAGGACGGTTCCTTCAGGTTACAGGATTTATCACTAAAAATATTTTGATAGTTGGATTTGCAATTAGTACATGGAAAGCTTTCAATATTTTATTGGCCAAAGGTGTTGCTGGTGGAGTATTTGCTCAACAATTACCATTTCTAAATAAATCTATACTCCAAATTGTGGCCAGTCTTGGAGCAACTAATGCAAATTTAGGAAGTCTCAAAGGTGTTGCACAAACAACTTTTCAAATCCTTAAATCTCAATCTCTAAATGCAGTCAAATCAATGCTTGGACTTGAAGCTACTGCTAAATTAACAGCAAAAACTTTTTCTACTCAATTAGTTAAAGGATTAAAGGCTGCAGGAAAAGGTGTATTGCAATTTGGAAAAAGACTTTTAGTATTATTAGCGAATCCTATTGTCATTAAGTTTGCCCTTATTTCTGCAGCAATCTTTTTAGTAGTTAAAGCTCTTCAGAAGATTGAAGAAAGAACAGGCATATTTTCAAAGGTATGGGAAAAATTCTCTGCTCAATTCGCTGGGTCTTCTGAGATGTTTCAACCTGTTTTAGATATTTTGAAAAAGATAGGAGACATCTTAACGACTGTTATTGGAGCTGCAGTTAAGTTTGTCGCTGCTGCTTTATCTGTTTTTATTGGAAATATATTAAGAACTGTTAAAGGTCTTATGTTGCTCTCAAATGTACTATCATTTATGTTGCCTGATGCAATGGTGGCCAGTGCTGAAAGTTTAGAGTCAATTAATAAGCAAATAGATGTTTTAAATAAAACAGCGAAAGATTTTGCAAAAGAAGGAGCCGCTGATCTATTAGGAATCTTTGTTTCTTCAGCAGAAGCAGCAGATGGTGCAATCCCAATGGTAAAAGATTGGACTAAAGAATTAGCCAGTGCAGCAGCCGGTGTTGGAAAAATGGAGGAAAAAGCTAAAAAGGCTTTTGAGGCAGTTAAAGATTTTACTCCTAAAATCAATATGGCCCAATTCCAAAAAGAAACAGCTCAATTTGATACCGCTCTAAAAGGATTAAAGAAAAAACTTGAAGCTCAAAAAATTGTCTTAATCAAAGCAGGAGCAAATGAAGAAGAGATTAAAACAGTAGAAACTAGGATTTCCCAGACAACAGAAGCAATTAAAGGACTTCAACTAAGATCTGCTAAAGAAATTCGATCTGCAAGACTTAAAATTGTAGAAACTGAATTAACATCTAGAAAAAATAAAATTTTTACTGTTGAGCAAGAAATTAAACAAATGAGACTTGATTTTGCTAATGAAACTAGATCACAAGCTATCGAAATTGAGACTCAAAGGATATTAGAGCAAAGGAATCTCGCAACAGATGCAGCCAAGGAAGGGATAAGCGTTCGTCAAGCTGCGATTCTTGAAGCAAATAATGTTGAGTTAGAAGCTTTTAGAAGCGGTCTTCAAGCACAAAGTGACTTAGCAATCAATATGGAGACTCAAAAGGCCTTAGAATTGGCAAATATTAGAGCTGGAGCTTTAGCTGGAACTCCTGCAGGAGCAGGGGCCAGTGAAGATGTTGAGACATTACAAGCTAAAGTAAAACAGGAGCAATTGGCCCAATTAAGGGAAAATGATCGAATCTCTGAGCAAGAACATCAGCAAGCATTAACTCAGATTAAAATAAGTCAAATGCAGGCAAGAACTGAAAGAGAAATTGAGCTGCAAAACAAAAGATCTGAAGCACTAGGATTAACTGAAGCAGGGTTAGAATCTCGTTTAGCTCAAAATGACATAGTTTTCCAGATGGAAATGGAGCAAATGAGACTCCAGAAAGAAACTATATTTGAAAATGAAGTCCAATTTCAAGAATCAATGAAAGAAATGGAAATTCAGAATCAAATAAGCAAATCTGAAACTAGACAGAGATTTATTCAAGAAGAGATTGATCAAAATATTAAGAAAAAAGATAGTTTCGCTGTTTCTTTAGCTCAAATTCGATTAGCTCAGGCCAAACATGGCCAAGTAATGGGAACATTATTAGGAGTTCAGCAAACAGCAGAATTTAAAGGAGTTCAAGGAGCACTTAGCAATCTAGCTACTTTAAGAAATTCTAAAGGGAGAAAAGAATTTGAAATTGGAAGAGCTGCTGCTTTGGCAGGAGCCGGTGTAAATATCGCCCAGGGAATAATTGCTTCATTAGCTCCTCCTCCAATTGGTGCTGGGCCATTAATGGGGCCAATTTTAGCTGGAACAATTGCCGCTGCTGGTGCTGTTCAGATGGCCCAGATTAGTGCTCAAAAATATCCTGGTGGACAGGCCGATCAAGGTATGGATTCAATTCCAAAATCATTAAATGGTAAATCTTTTATCTTATCTGCAGGAGAAAGAGTTGTTCAGCCTGAAGCAAATAAGAAATTAACTTCTTTCTTAGATCAACAAGAGAAATCTGGTGGAGGAGGGAATATTTTCCATATTCATATTGGATCTGTTGATAGTGATGATAGAGTTGAGCAAGTTGCTCAAAGAGTTAAGAGTATCATTAGAGAAGACTCTGAGAGAGGTGAACCAATTATAAGTGCTAGGGGAGTCGTTAATGAGTAATACGCAAGGAATAAGCTTTTTATATGAATTTGATTTGGGAAACAAGCATGTTGATGATCCTGCTCAAAATATTTTATCAGTAACCTCTACGGCTCCAGGTGATTTTGATCCTGCGAACATGACAAGTGAAGCAACAAGAGAAAGATGGCGATCTTCAGGGGTATTGGTAACTCAAGAAATTGTATGGAAAGCAGAACAAGCATCTAATATTGATACCTTTGCTATCTTAGGACATAATTTTTCTGAGGATGCTGTTATCCAATTACAAGCGAATATTTCTAATAATTTTGCTGCTCCTCCAGTTACAATAAATATCCCTTGGAGAAAAGAAAATATTGTTTGGTTAAATGAGCTTGGTGGAGAATATGAATATTATAAGATCTCTATTCTTGATCCAACAAATCCATGTGGATATATTGAAATTGGAAGAGTTATTGGAGGAAGAGCATTTACCATAACTAATAATGAAGATATTAAAGATGCATTTAATATTGGCAAAAAAGATATGGCCGATCAAATGAAGACAGAGGGATTTTTTAGACAGTCAAATCAAAGGATAAAGGTTAGAACTTTATCAGCTTCATTTGCAAAATTAGAAACCAAATTAGGACTATCTAACGAAAATTTCTTAGGACTCAGGGAAATGTTCGATTATGTTGGTGAGACTGTTCCGTTACTAACAATCCTTGATCGAAATAATCCTGATCTTTTTACTGCTTGGGGACAATTCGATTCGATCCCTTCAGAATCGTTTACAACTAACGAATTTATGACATCTTCTTTTAAATTTAGTGAAGTTTTCTAATTGGTGTATATATTAAATAAGCCAATCAAAACTATCCCAATATTAGAAGAGAGAATATAGTATGTCACAGAACATATTCAAAAATCCATTTGTATCATCTCCTCCAACTTTAACAGGAGCATCAGTTGGAAATGGGACATTAACGATAGATCGTTTGACTCATTTCACAATAAACCAAGATTATACTGCTGTTTGTACAGCGATAACTCCTTTTACTGTTTTTAAAATTATTGGAAGTTTAGATGGATCTGTTGGAGTTGCTGTTGTTGGGACTCAATTCTATGATCAAGATCTTAAGGTTTTCTTAACTATTAATCAAGGTCCAACTACTTTTCAAATTGGTGATACTTTTGAATTTACTCTTGATCAAGGGACAGATCTAAATAGAGAAAATATTGATTTATATGATGAATTACCTCAAAAGAATTTTGGGGTAGGTGTTCCAGGCTCAATATCTGGTGATTATAATATCAGATTAAATACTACTGGAATTGATGCTTTTAGAATTATCCAAGACTTAAAATTCACTTCTAAAATCTCAGGTGCAGAAGGGAATGAAATTTCTATAGAATATCTTGCTGGATCTGTTTTGAGTCCTGCATCATTAATTATCCAAGATTTAACTTATACTGCTTCACCAGGTGAAGCTGGGAATGGAATATCAATTCTATATACTCAATTCACTCCTGGAGTTGCGGCCACTAGAGATGTTCAAGATATTAATTGGACAGCAGATAATATTGGGGTAAATGGAAATTATATTTCAATGGTTTATATTGGTGGAGGAACTGCTGGTTCTGAAATTGTTAATGTAACAGGGACAGGAACAGGCGGCGATCCATATATAATCACAGTCACTATTGAGGATGGAGTTTCTTCCGCTGATCAAATTAGATTGGCCGTTGGACTTCATGGAGTGGCTGGACCGCTAGTTGATGGGATTGCTCTTGGGACAGGATTAGAGCCTCAAAGTATTCAAGCTCAGATCTTTCTTTTAGGTGGATTAGATCCAATTGGTGACGCTGGAAATGAAGTTGTCAATGTAGTTGCTCTTCAGATTGAAGTTATTTTAGAAAGTGGAGTTTCAACTGCTCAAAATGTTTATGATGCTGTTTTTGCCTCTCCTGCTGCTTTAGCATTAGTTACCCCTACAATTTCAGGGACTCCAGCTACAACTCAAACTGCCCCTGTTGCTGAGGCAAATTTAACAGGTGGAGCAGATGATGTTGGATTACCAGGATCAGAAGTTGTCAATGTATCTGACAAGGCCATTGAGGTCACTTTTAATGATGGATTATCTACTGCTGATCAAATTAAAACAGCAATTGAAGGAGATATTGATGCTAATGCCCTGGTTACAGTAACTATTGAAGGTGTTGGGGCCAATTTCCAAGACTCTCCTGTTGTTAGAACATTTCTTAGATCGGGACAATTGGCCGGGACTTTTGCTTTTAACTCTGAAGAGTTAACCGTTCCTGGTTCTTTTTTTGAAGGTAATGCCAATATTTTAGCAAACAATCTTAACCTTCAAAATGAATTAAATGTTGAAGGAGAGTCCGAATTTAGAGGAAAAGTTAAATTCGATGATGCTATTCCAGCAAATAATTCAGGTCCATTAATCGAAAATAATCAAAAAACAATTAATAATCTTATCCAAAATGGAAAAGTTTTTCTTCATACAGTAAATGATGAAAAAATGGAGTGGTCAGATCCTGCTGGGACATTAACGCTTTTAGATGACATTAATATTGTATTTTGTGAAACTAATATTGTTAATACAATTCTAGCTACTGATGGGCCATTTGTTATTGCTGATGGTGAGCATTTATATGTGACAGTTGATAGAGAGAATAATGTTAATCTTACGACTACAATAGCTTCTACTGTTCCAAATAGTCCTAATGGAGAAAATATTTTTAGATTAGTTTCTAGGGTAGGTGATTCATTAGTCTGGTTTGATAATACTCTTCAAACTGAAGGCAAGAATATTAGAATAGGTGAAGGTGGAGCTGGTGGAGTTGGCTATCAAGAAAAGTTAGGAAATGGCGATGGAGCAGTTACAGCTTTTGGCCCTTTAACTTTTATTCCATCTTCTGAAAAATCCATTCTTGTTTTTTCAAATGTTATTAATTTTGTAACAACTGATTGGACATATAATGTAGTCCAAAATCAAATTGACTTTATAACACCACCTCCTTTGGGAGCAGAAATTTATGTCTTTTATTTAACAGAAGGTGAAACTTTATCAGTTCCTACTCCAAGTGGAGTAGAACGTGTTGAATATAGAGATATAACTTTAGCTGAAGAAACTGCCAAACAATTGACATTAGCAAATCTTCCTGCTGAACCAACTAAAGTTAAATTAGATATTATTGGTGGATCAGCTCAAAGATATACGGTTGATTTTATTGTTACAGGAAGCATTTTGTCATGGAGTGGTTTAAGACTTGATGGAGTCTTAGTTGAAAATAGTGAAGTAAGGATAAATTATTATTCTTAATATTGTAAGTATAATCTAAAAGGAGATTATAGAAATGGCCAAAATATTAAAAGAGTGGATTGCTGATGATGCTGTCGATGGAACTAAATTTAAACTATTAAATGATCAGAGCCTTAAAGCAAGGAATAATACTGATACTGATGATGTAAATCTATTTAAATTAAATACATCTAATGAATTAGAATTAGCTTTACAGCCAAAATTTGCTTCAGATCCTACAGTAGATAATGATTTAGCAAGAAAAAAATATGTTGATGATGGTCTTGACCTCAAAGAGACAGCATCAAATAAAGGTGCAGCTAATGGATATTGTTCTCTTGATGCAAATTCATTAGTCCCTCTTACAAATATTCCTCCAGCAGCTCTAGAGAGATTAGCAGTTGTTGCTGATGAAGCTGCTAGGTTCGCTTTGACAACCGCAACAGTTCAAAATGGAGATACTGTTAAACAAACAGATACTGGATTAATGTATTTTATTAAAGATGATACAAATCTAGATAATGCTTCAGGATATGAAGTATATACAGCAGGAGCAGCTTCTTCTGTTGCTTGGTCTGGAGTAACTGGAACGCCAACAACTGTTGCTGGTTATGGGATTACAGACGTTGATGATGTTGCGAAAGCTGCAGCCGTTGCTGATTCAATTACTGAGGATGTTACTGATGTTGCACCTTCTCAAAATGCTGTTTTTGATGCGTTAGCTCTTCAGGCCAAAATTGCGGATTTAGCTTCTACTGATAATGGTAAAGGAGCCTCTACTGTTGGTGTTGAAGATTCTGGAGCAAAGTTTACTGCTACTGATGTTGAGGGAGTTTTAGCAGAACTTCAAGATAATATTGATGGGGCCGTCGGCTCAACTAATGGCAATGAAGTTAAAACATTATCTGCTGGTGATATTTCTAACGGATATGTTGATTTAGCTCAAGAAGCAATTGCTGCTTCTGTTATGGTTCAACCTGTTGGTGGGATTATGCAAGAGCCAGGAGTTGATTTTACTCTATCAGTTGTATCAACAAAAACTAGAGTAACTTTTGCTGGTGATTTATTAGAGCTAGTTGAGAATAATAAAGTAATTTTTTATTACGAATATTAATAAGAGTTTTATATGAAACTGAATGGTTTATTTATTGATCCTGATATCTTTAAAATAAACACCGCTGATGGTGATGGGGTAACGGTTATTTACACTTTAACCAATACCCCTATTGGCGTTGGAGCTTTATGGGTATATGTAGATGGGATTAAAAGAACTTGGACACAAGATTATACCATCTCAGGTAAGGATGTAACTTTTGTTACTGCTCCAGCTTTAGGGCAAAAAATTGAATTTAATTATATAAAGAAGGATTAAGACGTGGCCGGGAAACTTCAAAATCAAGATCATAAAAGTGAAGCTGAATTAATAGCTCTTGGTGCTACTAAGACATCTTTATTAAATACCGATAAAATATATTCTCCAAAAAACGCAGATGTTTTGGAGACTGTAATTCGTAAGAATAATTATTTGGCCATTGTTGATCCTACTGTTGATAACGATATTGATGAGAATTATGAGGTTGGATCGAAATGGGTCAATACTGTTTCTGGAAAGATTTTTACTTGTGTTGATAATGCTGATGGAGCTGCTGTTTGGTCAGAAGGTGGATCTGGTGGTGGTGGAAGTTTAGATATATTCTATTCTGAGGACTTTGAAGGTTCTGTTGATGCCTCTAGCTTTACTAAAGGAAATAATTCTACCTTTTTAGGCGGTGGAGTTTTTGATGGGGATTTAGAAGATGAAGAAACTTCTCCTTTATCGAAAACGAAATCATTGAAATATACGATGGGATCAAGTTCTACAGGTGACTATTGGGCCTCTCCTGTAATTGATATTGATGAAAAACAAACAAATAATGAAACTGGTTGGCACTTATATTTTACTTCAAATATTACTGATGGAGATATAAAATTTGTAGTTTATGATGTAACTAATAGTAAAATCTTAAGCTCAACCTTAGATATATTTAAAACAAGATCTGGAGCAACTAGATTCTCATTGAAAGCTTATATTCCAGATGGAGTTACTCAAATTCGTTGGGGTTGTCATGTTGTCACTGGAAATAGTGGAAAAGTTCTTTTAATTGATGATGTTGAAGGGACAATGAATCCTTTTATTTATAAAGATTTAATTAATACTCAAACTCTTTGGTTAGATACTCGGGCAGGAGATGGATCTGCGACATCTAGAGTCCCTTATTATACAAATATTAGAGAGGAATCTGGTGGTGGACTATATACATTTGTCAATAATTCAACAGATGGTTTTATTTTAACTGCAATTAAAGATATCCCATTTTTTTCTATTTCAGCAAACTTTAAAACAACAACTGCAGGACAAGCTGGTTGGATTTCTAGAGATGGAAACCCTGCTTCTGCATCTCAAACAGATGATAAAATAGCTGCTTATTCTAATAATAATTCATCTAACACAACATTAACTCATACATATAATGGGAAATTAAATGCTGGAGAAACTATCTTTATTCAATATACTGGAACTGCTTCTAGTAACAATAACTGGAATATTTCTGTTTCAGCAGTAGCTGAAACTGCATCGGTTATTTCTTCTTCTATAGGAGCATCTCAATATATCACACATGATGGAGCGTTTAACTCTCTAATAAATAATGCAGGAGAGATTGAATTTAACACTTCTAACTTATCTTATATTGGGGATGATATCCTTACAATTGAGGATGATTCTGGGAACACTCGAACAAAATTTATAAATAATAATGGGTATAAAGTAATTGTAAACGTAGATTTATCCGGTGTTACATTTAATAACAACCAAAACCCTGTTACTTTTTATATAAACGGATCTGAAATATCCAGAGGATCTGCTGTAAATTCGGGTACGTATAATAAAAGTCACTCTGCTACTCTAATTCTTGAAACTGGTGATTATCTAACGGTAGGTACTACTGGAACTACGGTTTCTACCTCCGACGCATTATTTCTTAATTTAACGGCCCAAGCTGACAAAGCTACTCCAATTATAGCTCCTCTGACTAGAACTTGCTATATTAAGGATGTGAAGTCTTCTGGAACAAATGGCGGAACTTTTACTGCAGGAGCATGGCAAACAAGAGATTTCAATGACCTTTCAGGCGATACTAGTTTTATTACATTAGATTCAAATCAGATTACTATATATCCTGGAAAATATCTTATTAGAGGATCTGCACCAGCGCACCAAACATCTAGGCATAAGGCAAAATTGAGAAATATCACAGATAGTACAGATGATATAATAGGATCTACTGAGTATATTAATCCAACTTACTCTATCCAAACACCTAGTTTTATTTGTGGAATGCTTGAATTAACTGAAAAGAAAGTATTTGAATTACAGCATAAAACCGAAACAACCTCAACAACTTTCGGTTTTGGTGTAGCTTCTGGTTTTACGGTAGATGAGATTTATGCTCAATTAGCAATAACAAAATTACTATAAAGGAAATATAATGAGCCATTACGATAATGAACGAAATAATGAAATAGCTGCAATTAATGAATTATTAATTGATGATTGTTTCTTTTCATTGCTTGATAGATTAGTTGATTTTTCAAATATTCCCCAAAATGAAGCTCCTTATCTTTTAAGTGAAGATGAAGAGCTATCTTATTATGAAAGAATAACTCTTCATGAATCTTTAACTTTACCTAGTTCTGATGATTTTGATGCTGAATTTATAATTTATAAGAATGAATTAATTCAAGAAATCAATAATCGTTATGATGAATTAGAACGAATTTATAGTATTACTGAAAGATATAATGCTATTGAAGATATTAGGGGAGCTATTAATGAAGCTGGTTTAGATGAATCTATTCCAAATGTTAAAATAGAATTAAAAAGAATTATTAAAGAAAATGATATAACACAATTAGAATTACTTGAAAATTCAGGAGCAGCTTTTATAGGTAAAGAAGCAATTAAAGCTCAAAAAATAGTAAGAAAAGAAAAAGGTAAAAAAGCAAGAATGCTTTGCACTGACATATTAGATTTAATGGCCGGTTTTAATTTAGAAAGAGAGCTTACTTCTGAACAAATTAACGAACTAAAAACTACTTTCGCAGCAATAAACGGATACTTAATGAGTAATCAACCTTGGGCCGCAAAAGTTCTTATTGATGCCATTGAACCAGATGATGTCTTAGTTACTGCTGAGATTAAGCAAGCTATATTGAATGAATTTACTGAATCTGGATTACCAGGATTTTAATTGATAAAACTATAGGATATAAAGATGGAGAAGCAGGCCTTTCAATTGTTGATGAACAAACTCCAGGGAATTGATCGCAGATTAGAAGAGGGAGATAAAAAATTCCATGAATTCCATCTTACTCTTCAGGAAAATACAAAAGAATTAGCTGAACATGTTAAAGGATCAATTGCGACGAACAAAAGATTAGAGATTGTAGAAAATAAAATGCCAAATATTGAAAAGCATGTTTCATTTATGCAAAAATTTGGCAAAATAATTGGCCCATCTAAAAGAAAAATCGCAGGGGTATTAGCAGCAATCTCTTTATTTTTTGGAATCGTTAAAGTTATCGATTATTTAAAAATGAAGAATATATTATGAGCTGTAATCAAAATGGAACTTTCAGATATTTTTATACAGGGAATCAAGTTGGGAATCTCAATTTTGTAGGAGATTTTAATTTTGTTGCTGGTGGGATTTTAGGCTCAAATATTTCTGCTGGTGTTATTGCTCCCGTTTTCTTCCCCGGTCGTCCATCAAGATTCCCTTGGAAAGAGTCCAATGCTACTTTAAGTCAAGAATTATTAGATGCTTGCCATTATTTTATCGATTTACAATGGATAGCGGATATTCATTTAACTGATGATGTTATCTTAAGAGCATCAAATAGGAATATCTATGTCGAAGATATTGATGGATTGCCCAGATTTTATGAAGCAAGAGCATCTAGGGCACCAAAATTAAATGTTACTTCTGGAGAATGGCTTAATCCTAATTTTGAAATAGGGGATATGAAGATCACTCTGAACAATAGGGATGGATTTTTCAACCAATATATGCCCCAAGGTGAAAATTATGTCCAATGGATAGGGGCAAGAGTCGTTATTAAGATAGGATTTGGAGAAAAGCTATCTAATTACCATGATGTTTTTGAAGGATTCATTCCAGAAAAAAAGGGACTCGTAACATCAGATCAAGATATAACTGTTAGAGCATATGATAGATTTGATAGGGATGAGATTCCTATTCCTGCAAGAAATTATGATGAGACTAATTATCCTTTTATCCAGCAAGATTTTAAGGGAAAGAAAATCCCTCTTGTTTATGGAGATTGGTCAACAGATGTAAATGATACAGGAGAAATTCCTGCTGCATGTACAAATGCAATTGATCCTGATGCTTTAGTTTATAATTTTAAAATTTCTGATACTTCTCTGAGGGAAATTGGGGATGTTTATTTAAACAGAGGGAATAGGAAAGCTGGAGATGAAGGCCCAATTAAATTCATTGAACCAGCAGTTTTTAAAGATGCTCCTAATGGAGAGTTTGAAATTGATTCAAGGATTCCTTCATTAAGCGAAAACTATACAATTCTAAAAGACAAAAAAGCTGGAACAGGATCTGGATTAAATCTAATTATCTCTGAAACTTCTGAACTTAATTTTATTGAAGCAGGAGTTAGTGTTGGTGATTTGGTTTATAAGGATGCTGATAATATCCCTGCTATTGTTGATGATGTTCAAACAGGACAATTAACTCTTACTGGAGGTAAAACTTTTAATCCAGAAGATAATTTTAATATCCTTACAGACAAATACAAATATAAGAAAGGAGATAAAATTGTTGTTCTTTGTAAAGGGAAAGATATTAGAACCATCTCAACTTTCAGGATTTCAGACTCAGGATTAACATCTTCTACTCCAAGGGCCTTGACTGTAACTTTAAGAAATAGTTTTTGGACAGCAGATAACACTCTCCAAAAATTATATGAGATATCATTTGAGGGTAGAATCCTTAAAGAATATAATTTTACAGATATTTCTCCAGACATTACAGAAATAACAGGATTATCAGAACAAACAGACAATACTCTTTATATTTTTGATCGTCCTTTATCAAAAATTTATCGCTTTTTATTAGAAGATGAAATAGTTGGACTTGAATTTGATACCAGTTTTGTTTCTGGCCTAGGAAGTCTTTTAGTAGATGGAAGAGATATCTCTATTGATGATGGTAATTTATTGACCGTTTATGATAATGACAATGGGCAATTTTATAGAATCAATATCTTTTTTGGTGGTGGTCCAACTTTAGACGCAACATTTAATAAAAATGTATTTGAAGTAAATGCAACAGATATTCTTGGAATATCAATAGACAATAATAATAATGAAATGGTTGTTGTTGATAGGAGCACTTTAAAATTTTATCGAGTAGATCCTGCAATTGGAACTTTTATTTCTTCTGTTGATCTAAGTAATATTGCAACAACATTAGATTATCCTGTTGGGATATCTTCTTTCCAAGATGGGACAATTTTTGTTTTAAATAGATCAGATCGAAGTGTTTATAATTATAATGAATTCTCTGATGCTAATGAAAATCCAGGCTTTATTTCCAGAGATCTATTACAAAATTATGCTGGGAGAACTTCTTTTGATTTTGATTTAAGATGGAATGAGACTTCAAGAGAGAGCTTAACATATTTTTCCAGAGTTTATATTGATTCTAAAGTTAATGTAGTAAGTTATCTAAATAAATTTCTTCAAGAATACAATGCAATGGTTCATAATAGATTTCAAAAGTATTCTCTTTTCCATATCGAATTTAATAATTTTAAAACTGATGGGAAAGCAATAAAAGAAAAGGATATTAAATTAGGAAGCTTTAAGCCATCAAAAGAATTTAATCAATACTTTAATTCCTGTATCTCTGAATATTCAGAGTTTCCATACTCTTCTAGTAAATTAGAGAGTGACACTTACATCTCTCCATTAGGAATTCAATTAGCAGGGAAAGAGGTATCTAAAATATTAAAGTTTCCATCAGTATATAGGAGAGAAGATCTTGATAAATTGATTCCTCTCTTTGTTCGTTTGGCCGCTGCAGAACCAGAATTCATAGAATTAACTGTAGGATTTAGATTCTTATTCGCTCAGTTAGCAACTTTTTATAATATAAATTATCATGATTTTGATTGTCAGCTTGGAAAAACAGTTAGTGGAAGAAGGTTCGATAATATCCCTGCCTTTGTCAGAAAAGCAACTTTTGATCTTGATACTTTAGCTGTTGGATTAAAGTTGTGGTCATTAGGAACAACTACTTTTGGAGACTTTACACCGGAAGGAGTTACAGCAGGAGGCCAATTTGATGATATTGTTTTAACCAATCTAGGTACTCCAGGATATATTTCACCAGTTGGAGAAATTACAGGAGATGGAGCGAATTTTGTAAACCTGGCCGATGTTGATGGTGATGATGCTGAAAGTAGGCAAAATGTTGTAACAGGATTGGCATGGCCAGCAACGGCCATTATTGACATTATCGATAATTCTACTCAATTAGTTGTTGAAACTAAAACAATTGAATCTGTATCAGGTAGTTCAGTTTTTTTTACGGAGCCGATAGTAACGGCCATTGTCCTTCCTTCTAAAAATGCAGCAGGATTTTATAATACTGGTCATACAATAAAATATTCAACATTTGACAAGGTGAATAGTGATCAGCAGACAAAACATGTTTATTTTTGTTCACCAGATGAAGGATATCCATCTACAACAACAGAAGAAATTGAAGAGCAAAGAGCAGGAAAGCATGATTTTTCTAATGGAAGAGTCCCCTATTTGCTTCACCCTGTTGATTTTGTTCAGAACTAAAACGGATAATAACTTATGACAATATCAACTCCAGTTTTAAAGCCTAATATTATCCAAAAAATTGAATCAGATTTTGGATCAACAATTTCTGCTTTTATTTGGAAAAAAGTTTTACAACATCAAATGTGGACCAATAGGTCCATTCCTGTTGGATCAATATTATCATTTTTTGGATCTCAATTACTTGCTAGGACTGGCCCATTTGATGAATTAATCCCTCAACCAGATTCATCATTTTGGCAATGGTGTGATGGGGCGGCCATTATCAATCCAAATTCTCCTTTATTGGGGCAAAATACACCAGATTTTAAAGAAAAATTTCTTAAAGGATATGGAACGTTAGGAATCCTTGGGGGTCAATCTACAATCAATTTGCAGCATAATCATAGTGGAATTACTCAACTTGAAACAGATAGATCTAATGAAGAAAATGTTGATGATGGAGGTGATCATACAAGTGGGAGTCATCATACACATCCTATTAGTAATAATTGGTCAACGTCAGAATCAATCATTCCTCCATATACAGAAATCCAATATTATATAAGAATTGATGGAGGTCCAGGAAGTTCAACTCCATCTTTAGATGATACTATTCCAACAACTTTTGGAAGTCTTATTAATGATCAAATCACTGAATATGCAAAAATTCTTTCTCAAGAGCTTGCGACAACAATTCATTATAATTCTTTACTCTTAAACACAATAATCCCAATTGGTTCAGTAATCCCAATTATGACAAACATTCCTGGTGTTCCTGCACCAGATCTTAATATTTTTCAAGAATGTGATGGATCAGAAATTACTAATGAAAACTCTCCATTAAGATCTATTGGAGGAGAAAATAGATATGTTCCTAATTTAATTGAACATTATCTTAGAGTACCTTCTACTTTTGGATTATCAGGACAGAATGGAGGAGTAAATGATTCGACTCTTTTTGCTCATAATCATGGGGGAGTTACAGGATATCAAGAAAATGATGAAGATGGAGATCCTTCAGGGGATGAATTTATGGCCGCAAGAAGACATAGGCATGGTATCAATTCAGATTTAGTTAATCCATTAAATGTTGAGCCTCCATATTTTACAGTAAGATTTTTTATGAGGATTCAATAATGAGCAATATTATTATTCCCCCAATTTTTACAGAATATCATGAAGAAGAATTAGATCTTTTATCTCCTGGGAATGAAGAATTGATTCGGAAAATTGCAATCAATAATAATTTCTTAATGAATTTATTACCATTAGGATCAATCCTTTGGATTGATATTAATAAACCAGGAGGAATTGGTATTCCAAATACTAATGTATTTCAAGAATGTGATGGATCTGAAATCACTAATCCCAATTCTCCACTAAGAACTATTGGAATATTTCCAAGATTTACTCCAGATCTCAAAAATAAATACCCAAGAGGGGCCAATAGTATTGATGCAAATAGTTCAGGTGGAACTCATAATCATAATCTAACTCATAATCATGGAGGATATACTGGTGGAGGCGGTGGCGGTGGAGCTGGCATTGAGAAAAAGGGCGATAGAAGATATGCTGTATTTCATGAACATACCATTTCTGGCCAATATGCTAATCCTACCTTTATCGAGGCACCTAAATTTGTTTATTTTATAGCTTACATAAAAATTATATGAGGTGAATATGTCTAAGACAGAAACAGAGAAACCAGTAAAAACTCCTAAAAAAATAATGAATAGTGAAGTCAGTATAACTCATGCGATTATCTTGTCTCATGATCCATATTATATTATGGCCCACAATGAAGAATCGGCGATAGAAGTTTCTGAAAAGTATGGTAGTTCTTGTATTGGAATTATCGTTGCTCCAAAAGGCTTATCAATGAAATCTATTCAAAAGAAAACGATATTAGCAGATATAGAGATTAAAGCACTTCCTCTTTATTCTGTCTCTGATGATGGAATGACTGTTGAAGAAGTCATTGGCTCAGAAGATGAAGTAGATTTTGATGAAGAAGAATTAGACATTTTAAATATCAACAAACCACTTGGAGAGTAAAATGAGCAACATTAAATTATATGAATTCTTTTTTAAACGACATTTAAAAGTAAAAGAAAAATATGAAAGAATGATATCAAATGATCATCCTGATTCATTCTTAACAAAAAAAACTATGGAATTAAATGAAAGATTGATGCTTTTATTTAAACCTACACTTTAGAAATCTTTACTCCAAACTCTTTTTGATAAATTCTCTTTCTTGCATTAGAATGTTTTTTTGTTGTCTTATGTCCATCATCAAATGCATCAACAACAAATCCAACTTCTTGATGGAATCTTTGAGGTTTTCTGACTACTCTTCCAGTATTTTGCATAACCCTAGTTTTAGATTTCTCTCCAGAACCCAGGACAATTGCTCCAGCTTCTTTAGTATCTATCCCCTCACCAATAACAGAAGTCCCAATTAAATTTGGAATCTCTCCTCTGTTAAAAGCTTCTACTGTTTCAAAATTATGTTTTTGTCCAAGTTCACCATGAATAAAAGTAGAGCCTGGGATAATATCATTAAAAATATGTCCATGCTCTATGTTCTTAACTAAGACTAAAGTTGGGATTTTTTGTTTATGAGACATTAAAATGGCAGATTTTCCAAGTTTTTCATTTCTTTCATCATGATGGACAATCCAATTAGGATAAATATCTTTAGTATAATCTAATCCTTTTTTATATTCATCCCATGGATCATTATCTTCAGGCTCACCCCATGGGACATCCCCATGCTGATATTCTTTAGGGACAGGAATGTCTCCAATATTATGAAAAATAGGTTGAATAGGTAAAATATATCCCTTTTTTATTGCATCAACTACAGAAAGAGAATAAGTTTGATTGGCCATGATGCAATCTAATAAAATCTGTTCATTTTTTGAATTTCTAAAGTTAGTGGCCGTTTGAGCAAATTTATAATATATATCCCCAAAAAGCTTTTTATCAATCATTCTTGCAGTTTCACAAGCTTCATGATGCCATTCATCAAAATAAACACAATCAAAAAAAGAAAACATTTCTGGTGAACAATTTTCTAATGCATCTAAATTTGCAATAGAAACAGGCTTATTATTCCCTAATTTATCAAATATCCCTACATTATCTTCTCCAAAACATGCACATAAATACAAATATATTTGTAATTTAAGAGTTAAAGATGGAACAACAACCAAAGTATTAACCCCTAATTGTTGGATAGTATCTTTCATTGATCTTGTCTTCCCAACTCCTGTCGGCAACACAATTATTCCTCTTCCAGCAGGGGAGTTTAATAGAGATTTTGTTGCTAATATTTGATCATCATAAGCAACTGGTTCACTTATTAACTGAGATAATTTTAAATATCCTAGATCTGGAATTATTCTTGGATCAATAATATTAACTGGAACACCATGAGTTTGACATGAAATAAAGACTCTTTTGGCCAAACCTGTTGAGAAACTGCCATCAGACTCTATAAGTGAAGTCCTGGCATAATCCCAATTTTTTGATCTAAAATATTTTTGCATATCATAAAATGAAACATCTTTCCTTATTTTCTGAAAAACAAAATGTGGAATATTCTGAAGATATGATACTGAGTTTCCGATTATAATTTTAGAATTCATAAGACATTATACGTTTCTGAAAGAAGAATATCTTTTTTTATTTTTAGGCTATGCGTTAAGAAGATTTTGGGTATAGTATGGCCTTTTTGGTAGGAGTTGAGCGAAGCGAACGACAAATACTATTAATATTTATTCAAATTTATATAATAATTAATGAAAATCCGAGCGGTAACACCCGAGAGATTTTCGGTCTAACCCTAGGGGATATTTGGGTTAGCCTAACTCGCTTAACGCCCCTGATTGGGGCTACTCGTTATCACGTAGTGGAGTTGAGGGAGGTAACGACCGAACGACTAAGACTATTAAAAGAATCCGATTATATCGAGCGGCCGCGATTTGTCAAGTTTACCGCCGAGAAAATTAAAATAATAAAAAAAAAGATATTTCCTCCAGATTACACGTATAAGATATCAAAACAACCAAGGAAGCATAAAAATGGAATTAAGATTTAATTTTGATGATAATTTTCAGCAAGGGATTCTCCAGTTAATAATTCAAGATCCTCATTTTTGTCAAAAGGCATTAATGTATGTTCGTCCAGAATATTTTAAAAACTCTTATTATGGATATTTTTTTAAAACCTTTAAATTTCTTTCAGAAAAATATGACCGGATAGATGATCTTCATATTCAGAATGAGCTCTTAAAATTTGATGAAGAAGATCAAGAAAAATATAACAGGATATATGCTGATATAAAAAATCTTAATGGTGTTCCTAGAGATTTTCAATATATTAGGAATAACCTTAAAAAGTTTATTCAAAAAGCAACTACTTGGCATATTAACCAAAAATTAGTCAAGGCCCAACATAAAGATCCTGATGAATTATTCAAAATGATCCAAAAAGATATCACAGCATCAGCTATGGTAAATTTTGAAGAAGATGATTCAATGAGTTTCAACGATTTAAGAAAGGTCATGAAAGAATCAGCGGAATCAGTTGGGGTATTATTGCCACTAGGGATTCCTATTATTGATGCTGCACTAGGAGGAGGAGTTGAAAGGGAAACTTTGACTCTTGCTTTAGGTGGAACGAATGTTGGGAAGTCAATTTTTCTTATTAATGTTTGTTATCATTGGTTAACTCAAGGATTTAAAGTCCTATATCTTAATCTTGAGGGGAGAAAAATACAGCCTCTATTAAGACTTGGGGCCAGGGCGTTACATGTTCCTTATGGAAGAGTCAGGAATCATGATCTTACAGATGAGGAATGGGAGCGTTTTAATAATTTTAAAAAACAATATGGTGAAAATTTAAGAATTAAACATGTCGCAGAGTTTGGATATACTGTTGAAGAATTTACTGCATATTGTAAAGATTTATATAAAGAATTTCCTTTTGACGGAATTGTTGTCGATTATGGCCAGCTACTTCAAACAAAAGAAAAGTTTAGGGATCTAAGACATAGACAAGCTCACGTTCATCAATGCCTTGATGGACTTGCTGGGATGTTCAAAGCAGCATGTTTAACCGTTGCCCAAGGAAACAGAGAGGCCCAAGGTAAAAATGATCAAGGTTTTAGATTACTTAAGAAAGAAGACATTTCTGAATGCTTTGAGATCACTCGTAAGGCTGCAACAATCTTTACTCTTAATCGTTCAGAGCAAGATGAACAAGCAGAAAGAGTTAGAATCTTATTAGATAAACAAAGGGATGGAGAGAAAGGCGTTATTGCTAACTGCAAAACAAACATGGCCTACATTGCTTATTATGGATCTGAAGAAGAAGGATTAGGATTTTTATCTCATGAGGAATATGAAAGCAATCAAACGAATATTCCTGCTTATATTCCTGAAGAATCGAATCCAACATCTACTCCAGAGATAACTAATGGTAATTGATATTAAAGCGATCCTTCAAGATAAGGGTATTGGTTTTATCGAAAATTCTGACAACTATATTTTAAATAGTTGCCCTGCTTGTAATGGAACACATAAACTTTATTTATCTAAAAAAGATTATCGATGGATCTGTTTTAAATGTATGGGGTCAGCAGAGGGAGATGGTGTTGATCTTGATAAAAATGAAGGGAAAGGAAATCTTTATGCTATTTTAAGATTAATTGGATTTTCTCATCATGAAGTAATTGAGATTATAGGTGGAAGCAATTTTTCTTATATTGATGATTTTGAATTTCAATCAATTGAAAGCAATAATTCTCAAGACAAAACCAATGAAGTCCCTGAGATTATGCTCCCTTGGTATTTTTTTAAGCTAGATGGGACAGAAAGTAATATCTTAGAATATGAGGAAGCATATAAATATCTTCTTTCCAGGAATGTGAATAATATTAATCTAATTAAGAAGTTTGATCTTCATTATTCCCCGATGAATAAAAGAATCTTTTTCCCTATTAGGAAAAATTACCATACGATCATTGGATATCAAGGAAGAGATATTACCAATCGACATAAATCAAAGCATTACAAATGTATGAATCAAGATTGTTCAATGAGACATAACCCTTATTTTTCAGGAGAGCATGAGGCTCCAGAATTTTGTCATAAGTGTGGCAATAAATTAGAGCTTTGGCATTACCCTAAAATGCTAAACAGTAATAACTTTCCTAAAAAACATATTTTTATGAATGAGCACCTTATTAATTGGGAGAAACCAGTTACTTTAGTTGAAGGCCCATTTGATTCAATTAATACTCCAAACTCTTTGCCTTTACTTGGGAAGTTTTTAAGTAAATATCAATCGGATCTACTTTATAAAAATTGCAAAGAATTAATTTTATATCTTGATGGTGATGAATATGGAGTAACGGCCAGTCAGCAAATTTATCATGAGTTATCACCATTTATCCATAATATCAGAGTCGTTCTTTCCAATGATATAGAAGATCCAGGGCAATTTTCTTATCAAGATAATCAAGAAAAAATCAATTCTTCTCTTTCTTTTCCGGAATGGGCTCAAAAAAAAGATATTTTTTCTCTTTACATTTAGTATTGTTCAATCAACAATTTTATTAAATCAATAATTAATTGCCTTAAACATGGAGTGTGTATGGGAGCATTAGCTAATGAAGCTGAATTTTTTAAGCATGATGGAATGATCAAAAATTTTTACTATTCAAACCAAACCCTTTTTAACCATCCGGCCCTTTCTCTTGATTTGGATGATGTCCTGCAAGAGATGAGAGTTTTAATCATTAATGCTATTCCTAAGTATGATGCATCAAAAGGAGCTGCACTATCTACATATTTATATATGCATTTGAGTGATAGACTTAAAGATCTTAAGGCAAAAATAATAAGAAGATCCAAATTTCATGCTGGATATACTGAGGATTTAATTTTAAGCAATAGACAAGATAAGCAATCGGATGTTGACTATAAAATAAATTATTTATCCTTTAAAAATATTCAAGGTGAACATACAAAACAAGATACATTAGCTGATTGCATTGATGTTAAAATAATTTTAGAGCACTTAAAAGAAGATGATCGAAAACTTTTTGTAGATCGATATCTATATGGGTATTCTTTCTCAGAACTACAAGAGCGTCACAATAAATCTAATACATATATTAATAAGAAATTAAGAAGAATCGATACAATTTTTGAAACTTTGAGATTTCAATAAGAAAAAAAAGATAAAAACAATTCTAACACGTATAATACTTTATGAGAAAAATTAAAAACTATATTACTAGAGATGTTTTTTTAACTAAGATTTATAATGAAGGTGTTGCTGATTTTGAGGAACTGCATCATTTTGCTTGTAATATTAATGAACCTGTTAGAGATTTTTCTTTGATTGTTGATCTTGTTAAGGAAGCGGAAAAACAAGGTATTCTCTATAAAAAGCATACTAAAAGCATGAAATTATCTAGCTACTATAAAAACTTGAGATGGTATATGGGGCGGTTAGAAAGAAAAGGTAAAATAAAAGGATTTACTGGTGTTGTGGGAAGACCAAAGGGAGCTAAGAGTCTCGATAGAGGACTTTTAGAATCTATACAGAACTTATTAGGTAGTTAGCGATCTTTCGCTAATTTGTTTTCTTGGGATTGGTCTTGATTGGCCCTGAGTTTGATCTCTCAGGGTCGATCTTTTTTCTTCTCTCATCCACTTCATCCGTATAATAAGGTATGGAAAACTTTAAATACGCAAATTTACATCATAAAACGCATTATTCTTGTGGAATTGCCATAGGAACTTGTGAAGATTCGATTCTTGCAGCAAAAAACAATGAATTATCTGCTTTGGCCATTACTGATTATTGCTCAATATCTGGTGCATTAGAATTTCTTAAAGAAGGACAGAAGCAAGAATTCCCTGTCATTGTCGGATCAGAAATTAATTATGTTGATGAATGGAATCAAATATTTAATATCGTTTTATTGATTAAAAATAATGTCGGGTATCATAATTTATGTAGGTTGATTACTTACGCTCATCAAAATGCACAAAAATATAATAAACCAGCTTGCCTTCTTTCAGATCTAAGAGATTTTTCAGATGGGTTAGTTTGTTTAGCTGGTGGAGCATTAGGCCCATGGTCCCAATATTGGATTAAAAAAGATATGATCGACTCTCCCAAGGCTAAAATAGAGGAGCTCTTAAATATTTTTAAGGATGATTTTTATCTTGAATTTAATCAGTCTAATCAAATGTATCAATGGGATTCAAAACATAATGAGTATATCCAAAAATATGATGATAATCCTCATAAGTTTGCAAATAAAGCATTAATTAAATTTTCTGATGAGACAGGGATAAAATGCATAATAACATCAGATTCTTATATCCCAAATGAAGAAGATAAAATCCTTCAAGATGTTGTTGTTAGGACTTCTCCAAAAGGAAAACAAGGATTTTATTTTAGGGAGACACGCCCAATTTTAAGATCTGAAGAATTAGAAGCTAGAATTGCTGTTGAGCACATTGGAATTAGTCATAAGCGACTAGGAAGATATTTTTCAAATACATTAGAAATTGCTGAGAAATGTCAAAATCCTATAATCAAATTTAAAGATCAGGTTGTTCAGTTCCCGATAACCACACACACAATGCATCAAAATGGGATGGATAAAAATGATCTTTTATGGGAGATCATACGTTCAAATGGGCGTATTGATCTCTCTAATAAAGAACAAATGGACAGACTTTCTTACGAGATCAAGGCCATTAAAGATAATGGAAGGATAGATTTATTAGATTATTTTTTAGTTGTTGAAGATTTAGTTCGAGCATGTAGAGATAATGGAGTAGTTGTTGGGCCAGGAAGAGGATCAGGAGCAGGATCTTTATTAAATTATGCTTTAAAAATCACTCATTTAGATCCATTAAAATATGGGTTACTGTTCGAGAGATTTATTTCAGAGGGTAGAATCCAAAAAGGATCACTTCCAGATATTGATTTGGATTTCTCAGATCAAAAATGGGCAAAGAATTATCTTGGTGAAAAGTATGGATGGGATAGAGTCATGCCTATAGGTACTTTCCAGACGATGCAAACAAAATCTTCAATAAAAGATGCTTTTAAATTATTCTATCCTCATATTGAATTCAAAGTAGTTAATAAAATTACAAATAAATTTGGTAAAAAAGATGAATCTGAAACAGAAGTAGAATTTTTTCAAAGATCTCTTGAATCTGATGAATCTATTAAGATTGATCTATTTAAAACTTTTCCTAAAGCTGGAGAGTGTGTTGAAAGATTAATTGGATTCAATCGCCAAACTGGAATTCATCCATGTGGAATAGCCATTACTCAAGATAAGCTTGAAGGTATCGCACCAGGGAGAAGCTATAAAGATAAAATGTCTTTAGATTTTGATGGGAATACTTGCGAACAGGCAGGAGTTATAAAATATGACATTTTATCATTATCAACTCTTAAGTATATTGGAACAGCAGTAAAATTAATAAAAGATAGACATGATATTGATATAGATATTTATGAACTCCCAACAGAAGATCCTAAAGTCTGGAAAGCTTTTGATCGTGGACAGACTGATGGAGTATTTCAATTTGGAAGTAATATTGCTAAAGGGATCTTAACAAAAGTTAAGAGTAAAAATCTTGAAGATGGGTCCATGGTTACTTCAGTGGGAAGGCCAGGACCAATGGCCAACGATCAACACTTAGAATTTATAAAAAGATCAAATGGAGAACATGATTCAATCCCTCCTCATCCTAAACTTGCTGAAGTCCTCAAGGAAACTTATGGGATTATGATCTATCAGGAGTCAGTTATGAAGGCCTCTCAAATTCTTGGAGGATTCTCATTAGCTGAGGCCGATGATATTAGAAAGGCAATGGGGAAGAAGAAAAGAAAAATTCTAATCCCTTATAAGAAGAGATTTATTGAGAATTGTGTTCGATATTATGATCCTGATGGGGGAAAGTATCGAGATTTTGAATTAGATCAGATTGCTGATGAGGGAGGGCACACAGATATTTCTCCAGAGCGTGCAGAATATCTTTGGCATTTAATGGAAACCTTCTCAGGTTATGGATTTAATAAGTCTCATGCGGTATGTTACGCTTATATTGGATATATCTGTCAATATTTAAAGGTATATTATCCTCTTGAATGGTGGTGCTCTTGTCTCCATCATTCAGTAAGCAAACCAGATAAGTTTTCAGAATATTTTCAAGCAGCTCAAGATCTTATTCTTCTCCCTGATATTAATCATTCAACTAATAATTTTTATATTCGAGGTGATAAGATTCAATTCCCATTCAATTCTATCAAAGGTGTTGGAGTTGTAGCTAATGCTGAAATTGAAAAGAATAGACCTTATACATCTATAGATGATTTTTATAAAAGAGTTTATAAAAGGGTGATCAACAAAGGTGTTTTTGAAAAACTAATATTTGCAGATTGTTTTCAGTCTTGGGGTAATTTCCAAGATATCCTTAAACATTATTATGAAGAATTGAGAGGTGAAAAAATCCCTGAAAAATATTTGCATTTAAATAAAGAGCAAAAACTTAACTTAAGGGCCAAGGCTTTGGATTTTATTGTCTTGGATTATTATGATATTTATCCTGATGTTTTCAATGATCCGGATTTTTTAATTAGACTGGAAGATTTGAAAAATACTGATCAAGGGCAAAAAGTCAAAATTGGCGGTAAGGTTACAGAAAGAAAAATCATTACAACTAAAAGAAAAAAAGAAAAAATGGCCAAGATAGTTATCCAAAACGGAAGGGATACCGCAAGAGTTACAATCTGGCCCAAAGAATTTGCTCATTATGATTCTAAAATACAAATTGAAAATGTTGTCAAAATTGAAGGAACGATTGATTATTTTAATAATCAACCTCAAATTTTATCAACTCATATATTAACCTTAGAAGAGGCCCTAAGACAAAAGGCCCAATGGAGTTACAAGTGAAAGATACAGTTCAAAAAGATAAGCAACCATTTGAAAATTTTGAAGAATTGCCATGTGATATTATTGATCAAAAAGCTTATGATCAAGAGATTGATGGAGAAACAAGGTGTTCTTTAAGTATTCATGTTGAAGTTTTGATAGGGAAAAATCTTGGAGAAGACTTTCAAGAAGCAGTCAATAAATTAGGTAAAGCTATTGTTGCGAGAACAACAAAAAGAGGGACAAGATTTTATGCTGGAGATATTGAATATAATCCTACTACTGGGATAATTAGTTTTGATGCTGGGACTGTGATTCCTGATTATATTGTAGATGGATTCAAGCATTATTCTAAAAATAAACTTGGAACAACTTTTGCAGATTTTTGTTTTTTAAATTCTGAAGGGACTAAGTTTTTTACGAAAGATCAGTGCTCAACTCCTTTCAGAGATGATGCTACTCCAGGAGATTTGACTTGGGTTCTTCCAGCTAAATTTGTTGATGATATGGTTGAAATGATGAGCATAATGAATAATCTTATATTGGCCGGAACAATGGAAGAATCAATTTTATATGGTCCATTTTTAAATTAAAAAAGATAAAAAAAGATCATACACGTATAATGTAATTACCAAGAAAATAAAGACTGATTACCAAGGAGAATTAAATGGAAGAGCAACAGAATTATTTTGGTTTTGATGATGATATGTTTCAAGGAAACTTCGAGAAACTAGAGAAGTATAAATTTAGTAATGGGATTCATAAAATACGTTTTTTACCTCCATATGAAAAAGGGACACTTTATTTTAAGGTAGATCTTCATTGGGGATACACTGATCAAAATGGTCAAACCTATCCTGTAAAATGTGTTGGCGAAAATATTTGTCCTATCTGTCAAGAGTCTAAGAGAATCAAAGCTCAGTCTGATGAAATGATGGCACATAGTCAGGGAGATCCACAAAAAATAGATGAAGCTAAAATTGTTGCTAAAAGAGCAAATGATATAAAAAGGAAGCCAACTTATATTTATCAAATCTTAGATTTTAATGGATCACATAAACAAATTAATTTTTCTTATAAACAGCATATGTCAGTATATGGAAAGATTAGATTTTTTTGGAATGAGAGAAAAATCAATGTGACTGATCCAAATAGGAACATGATTGTTTATGTTGATCGTCAAGGTAAAGGTAACCAAAGCACGTATAACGTTGAAATTTTAGAGGAAAGTATTAAAAAAATTGATATGCCTAAACTTGCTCAACTTCATGAATTACATAAAGATCAAACAGTTGAGTCTCTTGCAGAGATTGTTAAAACAGGATTCCTCCCTACCAACAAAAAGAAGGATGATCAGGCCACTAATAATTTTCATGGCTCTAGCAATCCAGTTGGAGAGCCTCCTTCATATATGACTGATGTTCCTCCTCAAGAAAATTCTTATCCTCCACATAATTCTCATCAACAGAATAGTCAGAATTATAATTATCCTCCTAATAATTCTCATCAACAGAATAATCAGAATTATAATTATCCTCCTGGTGATTCTCATCAACAGAATAGTCAGAATTATAATTATCCTCCTAATAATTCCCAACAACAGAATAATCAAGGGAATCAGAACCAGGGGGTTAATTTCCAGAATAGAATGCAAAATCAAGTTGGTACGCCATCTCATAGTACCACTGAGGGAGTTGCAGGAACATCCCAACCTTCCCATGGGAATCCTGCTTCTTCCTCTCCTCATACTACTCAGACTCCAGCAAACAATGTTCAGATGAATAACAATCAACAACAAGCTATCAATGAAACTGTTGGAGCTTTTAATGTTGATGACATCCCATTTTAGGAGGTTACCGTGGAATCTATGAAAAAATATTTTAATAAAGAAGAATTTCTCGCTGTTAATAATGAAAACTTTTCTTATGTCAGGAGTGGAGCATCATTACTTAAAAGGCCAGAACAAATGGGGATGGGGGGCATTCCCTTTGCTGAAGCGGAACAGCTCTCCTATACCTTTTTGGATCTTATTAATAAATGTTCTGATCTAATGTTAGGATTGGCGGCCTCTGCTGCTGATGCAAAAAGTCGTTATAAAAAGGCTCATGCTTTAGCATTTTATCGAGCAGATGGAAGAGTCAAAGATAAAGAGTTTGCTGCTGATATGGATGATACTTATCAAAGAGAACATACTAATCATAATGATTTAAGTGATCTTTTTGAATATCTAAAAATGAAGCGTGAAGATTTTGATAAGTCACATTATTACTATAAACAAATGTTAAAAAGGGATTAGATATGGCAAAGAAAAAAGAAACACCAGAACAAATTAAAAGGAATCGGCTTTTTGGAGATCTTTGTAATAGTGAAAATACATATCAAGCATCTACTATTTGTAACGACTTAGCGTCGATAGTACCCCAAAGAAAACCTTTTCTTTCATCATCCCCTTCTCTTAGTTGGGGATCTGCTGTTGGGATGGAATTTGGGACAATGGAACTCTTAATCGGAACAAAATCATCTGGTAAAACTATGATTGCGTTAGATCGAATTAAAAACATTCAAGCAACCGATCCAGAGATAGTTTGTGCTTTTGTTGATGCTGAAATGGATTTTGAATTTCAATCAACTATTAGATGGCTAGAATCTAATGGAGTTGATACAGATCGCTTGCTAATTAAGCGTGAAGTTAATATTGAAAAAATTTGGGACTGGTTCTTAAACGATGTTCAAACAGCTTGCCGTGATAATGGGGTTAAACTTGGCGGTATTGTTATGGATTCTATTGCAGCTATGGGAGTTAAAGAACTTCCTTCTGACCTTAAGAAGATTGGAAGCAAAGGTAAGGGTGGATTCCAAATGAATAAGCAGGATTATGGAGCAAAAGCTAATTTTCTCTCCAGGAATCTATCCTTCTTTAGACAGTTTGTCAGGCAGTATAGGCCATTTGTGACATTCATCAATCAAGCTAGAATTAAAGGCCAAGATCAAGTTGGGAATGATATCTATACAACCAACGGAGGAGAAGCCTTTTATCATGAACAACAATATAGATGGTTCATTGAAAAGCTAGATGGTAAAAATAGTGTCATAACAGCAAATGGGACAGCAGATCAATTTGGTAATGAAGTTCCAATTGGACATAAAATTCGTTGGATCTGTGAAAAGAATAAGATGGGAGAAGGGCTTGGCCGCAGGGGTGTAGCTGATATCATTTATATGAAAGGTCTTGTTAATCGAGAGAAAGAGATCGTTGACCTTGGAGCTAAATTGGGAATTATTGAACAAGGTGGTGCTTGGTACACTTACAATGGAGAGAAGTTCCAGGGGGCTGAAGCATTGGCCAAAGTTTTTAAAGAAGATGCTAATGAGTACAATGGTCTTTTCGCTAAAGTTATGATGGATGCAAGCAATTCTCAAAGGTATTCATAATGATTAAGTTTATTGCTACCAGTGATCTTCATGGTAATTTAAAAAATCTTGAACCTTTTAAGATAGTTGTTAGAAGGGCATTGACTGAGGCTAGAAAACATCAATGTCCATTCTTTATTGGAGGGGATCTTAACGATACCAAAGCCATTTTGCGGGCCGAGTTTGTCCAGTTCCTAATAGAAAGTTTTTTAGAATATTCTGATGTGCAGATTATTGTTTTAGTTGGCAACCATGATCTTGTTAATCATCATAGCAATATTGAACATTCATTAGAATTTCTTAAGAACCTTCCCAACGTTAAAGTTATTGATACCTCTCAGGAAGTTTTTTCTGGATGGTATGCAATACCCTATCATCATAGAAATGAGGATATCTTGGAACAACTCCAGATTGCAAAAGACAAAGGATATCGTAAGATCCTCTTTCACCAAGGGATAATGGGAGCAAAACAATCTGAATATATTCTAGATAAATCTTCAATATCATTAGAAGATCTAAAAGGTTTTGATAAAGTCCTAACTGGCCATTATCATTCTTATCAAACATTAGGAAATGCTGTTTACCTTGGCTCCCCATTCAGTGTGTCATTTGCTGAAGCGAATCAAGATAAATTTATTTGGTTAGTTGAAGACAATGAAGATTTTAAAATGACTCCGATTCGTCCAGGAGCAAGAAGTCATATCCAAATTGTTTGGAACGAAGGTCAAGAAAATGTTATCCCTCAAATAAATAAGGATGATATTTTAAAGATTGTCGCAAGAGGAACTAAAGAATTCTGTTTATCTATCAATAAAGAAGATATTAAAAAACAATATAATATTGAGAACTTACAGATTGTTACTGAGATTGCTCAGACACGAAAGAAAAGAGTTGATGCTTCTAGTATTCATAAACCAATAGAAGTTATTGATGGATATTTAGAATCAGCAGAGACTTCGCTAAACAAGATTGAACTAAAAGAATACTTGGGGAAGGTGTGTAATGCAATTACTTGATGCTAAAGCAAAAAACTTCTTATCATTTTTGGATTTTTCTTATAATTATTCGGCCCAAGGCTTAACAAATATTGATGGTGAAACAGGAGAAGGGAAATCTACTTTTATGGATATTCCTTGCTATGCTTTTTTTGGGAAAACATCTAAAGATCTTAAGGCCGACGAAGTTATTAATTGGGATACTAAAAAGAATTTAGAAGTCCATTTCAGATTCAAAAAGGAAGATGGAATATATGAAATCCATCGTTATCGAAAACATAAAGATCATGAGAATGATTTCTATCTAGTCAATCCTTCAGGCGAAATGGTTCGGGGAAAAGATTCCAGAGAAACTCAAAAAATCTTAGAGCATCTTCTTGGATTTGATTATGAAATCTTTAAGAAGGCCATTTACTTTGGCCAATTTGATAATACAGATAAATTTCTTTCTTCTACTGATAAAGAGAAAAAAGATCTAATATCTACTATTTGTGATTTATCTGCTTATGATGAAAAGTTAGATCTAGTTAAAGCTGAGATCAAAGAAAATGCAGAATACTTATATGACATTCAACAAAAGCATAACATCCTTGAGCACTCTCATGAGGCCATTGATAAACATCTTTGTTCTACTGGTGAATCATTAGATAGATGGAATGAACAACAGAAAGAAAAGTGTGACAATTTAAAGCAGCAGTTACTTGATGCTGATCTTTCTATCCAACAAGAGATCGGAGATCTTGGAGACAAAATAGTAGAATGGGAATCTGAGAAAGACAAACGATTAGCTCAGATAGATGCTGAGATTAAAACTTGGGATGATGTTCAAAAGGAGAAGATTCATTCATTAGAACAAGAATCTCAAAGATGGATTGATAACCAAGAATCTTTAATCCGTACAATGTCCCAGGATATTCCTAAACTAGAAGATGATTTAAAAATAGCAAAAGATGAATATACTCAAGCTTGTTCTGAACCTGAGCAGGATCTTTCAGAAAAAATTAAGGAGATCGAACAAAAAATATCTGATCTTAAGCTTAAAGAAAGAGAGGGAGATAAGATTTATGCTCATCAACAACATTTAGAAGGATTAAATGTCAATCTTAAGCAAATTATTATTCAAGAGAACAATAAGAAAAATGAAGGGATTGGATCAGAATGTCCTCATTGCTATCAAGAGATCACTGGTGAGGCAATTGATAAAAAAATCCAAGGACTTTATGAAGAAGGTAAAAACCGTAAGACTGAAATTGATAATTGCCAGACTCAAATCAATCAAATCAATGAAGATATGCTAATCATAAAAGAATATACTGCTGAACTTAAAGATATCAATGAGCAACAAAGTCAGCAAAGAATGAGATCCATGAATCTTAGAACCTTAAAAGATCGAATGGATGGACTGAAGAGAAGCCTTGATACTAAAATTGATAGCGTGGAGCGTGAGAGAGAGCGTGGAAATCCAATGAGGTTATCTATTGAGACAGCTAACAATGAAACAAATCCTAATAAAGCTCAAAAAGGATTCATTGAATCAGAAATGAATCCCCATATTGCAGAATTAAATGTCGCAAAGAAACGGACGAATCCTTATCCAGAAATGCTATCAGCAGCAACTAAAGAACAAAATCCTTATAGAGATCAAGTAATTAATCTTGAGAATGATTTAAAAGAAAAAGGATTAAAGCTTAGAGGATATCAATCTGATATTAAAAAGATTGACCATCAGATTCAACTAGGAGAGTTTTGGAAAGCTGGCCTTGGAACTTATATTAAATCAATGTTAATGGATTCTTTCCTTGAACAATTAAATATTCAGGCCAATGATTATTTAGAAACTCTTTTTGATGGAGTCTTAAAGATTCAATTAACTTCTGTTACCGAAGGGAAAAAGGGAGTTAAAGAAAAGATTGACCAAAAGATCTTCAATGGTAATCATGAATGTTCTTACGATGCTCTTTCAGGTGGGGAAAGGTGTAGGATATGTTTAGCCGTGAACTTGGCCATAAGTGACATTACATGTAAATCTCTAGGTGCTTCATTCTCTCTATTAATGCTTGATGAAATCTTTACAGGGTTAGATAATGCTGGGAAGACTCAGACAATGAAACTGTTAAAAGAACTAGAGCCAAGATTTGAAACAATATTAGTTATTGATCATACAGAAGAATTTAAATCATTATTCACTAATGTTATTACTGTCAAAAAAAGAGGCGGTATTTCAATAATTGTATAACTATATCATGGAGGACACTATGAAATTTAAAAAACTTATTCTTATTTTCTTATTGCTTACTTTCCCTCTCGTAGTATTTGCGAATGCTGCTGTTCAAGTTCTTTCTTATGAAGAATTTTTTGCCTTTGTTTTCAATAATATAGGAGAGTTTAAGGGGGCGACATCTCTTGGAGTAACTTTTTTAATTGTCCAAATCTTAGTTAAGTTATTTGAAACTAAAGTCGGGGCTTTGATTGGTAAATGGAAACTTACAATAGTTGCCTTTCTTACTTTGATAGTTGGGACATTAGGAATGTCAATCTCAACTAATGTTAGTATCGTGACAGCTATCTTTTCTTCTGCTAATCTAGTTTTATTACAGGCCTTTGGCCATCAAGTTTATAAGCAATTTTTCATTAAGGAAGACTAATGAATCATTTTAATACTTTGTTCTGCTTTTTTATCCTCCTAATATTAGCTTCATGTGGAAGTAAACTTAGAAGAGATCATGGGGCCATTGCTTTTAATTCAAACTTTTATAGTGCTGAGTTTAAAGCATGTGGAGAAATTCATCATGGGGTTGCATCTTGTCCAGTAGAAGAAGGGATGCTCTTTAATGATGTAAAATTACAGATCCAAGGTTACAGTTCAGGGACGATCAAGATTAGTTCTGAGGGTTGTGATCTGTCTCAAGACGTATTCAGATATGAAAATAATGATCTGATTGGTATCGAGATCTTGGGGAAAGTAGAGCAAAGTTGTTTCATCCAGTTTGTTGTCCAGCCTGAGTATTCTGAACGGCAGACGCAGGATTTGGTCCTAGAGGATTTCAAAGGGGCCATTTATCTGAAGAAAACCAAGCAGTCATGGACTGCACTTACTAAGGGAGTAAGGGTCAAACAGTTTAATACATCTAAGTGGGCCATTCCTTTTCAGGATGGCCCTGATGTTAGAGCAGTATTTATTTCAGATAGATGCGATATCAATTATGATCAAAGACTAAAGGTTATAGATAATAAAGTAGAATTAGATTTGAAACAATTATTCCCCAAAATAACTGATGATGTTCAAACATGTATTTTATCAGGAGCATTAATAGGAGAATCTAAGAAAGTTAGATTATCTTGGCTCATTTCAGTATATGATGAAAAGTATCAAAGACTTCCTATTCCTAAGGTCAGATTTAAAAGAAAGAAGATCCGTATTAGTGGAGATCTAAATACATCTATTATTTCATTAAATCGTAAATATAAAATTGACAAGAAAGCTAAATTCAAATTTAATAAGAGTAAGAAAAATATTGTAAGATTACTTACAGTTAAAGGAAGATCTCGAATAGGGATCTGGAATCCAAAAGAGCGAAGATTTTTATGGAAGTAAACCCCGATTGGATTAAGATGATTGAAGGGATTCTTAGTGGAGGATCTACTGCTAATATCATTAAGGGAATATTACTTCTTCTTCTTGGTGTAGGCTTTTTCTTTATTAAAAGCTGGATCAAAAAGCAAAAAATTAAAGTTGCACGAGCAAAAACTCAACAACAAAGACAAGACCATCAAACTCAATTAGATCAAGAAACCAGAGTTATTTCCCAAGATACTCAAAACTCAGAAGAGAGGATAGAAGATATTATTAATGGGGAATGATGTATGGGTAAAATTGTAGTAGGATTAGATCTGTCAACCAAGACAGGTTATTCAGTTTTTGAAGATGGAAAGCTAATTGATTATGGTCTAATCACTCTCCCTGATGACTTGAAGAGTGATTGTAAACATCCAAACTATCCATATAATTTTATTAATTCTTGTGAATATTTGGCCGATCAAATAAGGAATAATGTTCTTATTGCTAATATCCCTGACAGAATTATCATAGAAGAAACCTGTTGCTCCAGAAATGTATTCGCTCAGAAACAAATCGAATGGCTGCATTTTTGCTTGCTAAATAAAATTGAAGAGTTATCCTGGAATCCAAAGGTTTTTTACCTAGGATCAAATAAATGGAGATCAATTCTTAAGATTATTCAGACTAAAGAAACCAAAAAGAAAAACAAATTAGTAAGGGAAGGAAAGGCCAAGGGAGTTATTAGGAATAAACACCTTAGCGTTTGGAAGATCAATGCTGTTTATGAATTAGGATTTTTAATGAAGCATGAGAATGAGGCCGATGCAATTCATTTGGCCGCTGCTCATTTGCAACAACATGGAGAGTTGAAGCATGATTACAGTAAACCCTTGCAAAGTATTGAGGACAGGTGATGAGATAGAAACCCCTAAAGGGCCAGCAACTATCCATTTTCTATATGATAAAAAAGGAAAACAACACTTTGATTTGGCCATGAGATTGATTGATCATCTCAAGGTTAAGGTAAAAACAGGTACCGTAACCGTATATCCATATCAGATATACTTAAAAGGAGAATAAAATTATGTCACTAGAAGAAAGCAAAGAATCAGAATCTTCAGAGATTGAGGACGATCAACCAAAAATGGATGAACCAAACAAACTTGCAGAACAAACTCCCAAAGGAGCAGTTAAATCTTTACTGAGAAAATTTGAGACTAAAATGCAGGAGAAAATTAAAGGTAATTTAATAAATCTTAATTCTCAAATAAGCAACATTCACTCTTCTCTATTCTCCCAATTAGATAAAAAATATGGGGGGATGTATAAAGTCCTCATCAATACATTCCTTACCAATATTGAGTCTAAAATCTATAATGCAGAAGTATCAATAGAGGCCATCAAAATAATTGTTAAAGAGCAGCTTGTTCAGATACGTTCAGATATAGCAGACAGTACAGCTAAAGATTTTATTGGGAAAGCGGCATTTGATGAACAGTTTAATAATAGATTAGATGTGTTAAGATTAGAAGTTCACAAGGAAATAGAAGAGGCCAAGAAGCCTAACACTCCAAAACCAGAAGAAGGATCTAATGAGCCAAAAAAAGATGGGGATCGTCCAGAAGATAAAACAAAAGATAACAAAGAAACCGAAGCAGACAAAGACAAAGACAAAGACAAAGACAAAGTATCGGACAGCTCCAACTGATGATCTTCAATGGGCCAAAGAGATAGTTGATAATGTATTCTATCCAACTGTTAAAAAGCAATTGGAGCATCTAAACAGCTATCTCTATAAACAAAGAAAGATGAGAGCTGGGATAGAAATACAATGGTTTTTTGATCAAGAAGATCATGTCTTTCATAAAGAAAAAGAATCTGAATAATAAATACAATGGAGGTATTTTTTGAAAACAAAAATTTTAGAATTCCCTAGACCTAAAAAGAAACCTGAGATTATAGAAGAAGAGATCAATAAGATACTATCTAAGTATAATCTCTTCTATGCTCATCAAATGGAAAATTCTGATAGTGGGAAGATAGTTGTTAGCTTATTATTAAAAGATTACGATCCAAAAGCAGAATCAAAAATCCAAGTAAAAGTATTTAGAAAGAATAAAATGAAAGAAATTGAAGCCGAAGCAAATAAATTTATGTCAAAGAAGACGACTAGAGTAAAATTCTTTAGTCAGTCATTTTCAAGCAATACGGTTACATCATTAGTTTTCCATGAAGTTGCAAATAAATCCAAAAAAATAAAAGATCAAGATAAAAAAGATGCTCCAACTCCTGAAGGAAATGCCTAAGTATAGGTTATAGGAATTGTTAAATGTCTAAGGAAGGAAAGATTTATAAGCTCCTCCACTCTATTTCTAACGAAAAGAAGGAGGAGCTTGGTTTTAAGATGGAGTCTCTTATTAAAGGAGATCTGGCGTATATTGTTAATAAATATATCGTTAGGTATTCCTATGCTGTAAAGGCAACATTCGGATGGGATGAAGATGATTTGATGCAATATATCAGGATGGCCCTTTGGAAAGGAGTAGCAACCTATGATCCAACAAAGAGAGCTAAAGAAGTAACTTATCTATCCAGGATTTTAGATTATGCTTTTGCTAATCTTGCCAAAAAATGTAATACAAAAAAACATTCTCTATCTAAACTATATTTCCCAGATCAACTATTTATCACCGAAGATCTAACTATTGATGAAACTGCTGAAGATTGGTTACAATATGCAAAATCCTTTTCAGCAATTAAAGATCAAATTACTAAGAAAGAAATGAAAGTGTTAGTCAAACATTTATTAATGGATCAAGACATTATGGAAATTGCAGAGAGTCTTAGTCTTAAAAGATCAGATGTAATCAAAATTATTAAAAATCTTAGAGATAAGATGGAATTAACATTAGGATTATAAAATGGATATACATTTAAAAGAAATCTATATTAAAAAAAATAGTAGGAATGCAATCCTCATTACTCCAGATAATCATAAAGGTTTAGTTGTTCAGGTAATTCGATTTTCTACTCAGCTTAAACCCAATGTAAATAATGAGCTAGTTGAACATAGAGTTAGATATGCTTTATGGACAAAAACGATATCAACAATAGATGATCATATGTTGGCCAACTTAGATATTAATCCAATGGCCCCACTTAAGCCTAAAGATGGGAAACAATTTAAAAATGAGATTAATAGAACGATAGAAGAGGCCAAGTCATATCTAAGTAAGATTGAAGTTCTTGATACAATGATTAATGGTTCAATGACTGATTATCTTAGTCAAAACCAGGAAATTAATAAGGATCAATAATGGTAAGCAAGAGGCCTAAGTTTGGTTTTATCTCAGACAAAGTTATGAATGACATGACTGAAGATTATATTGTCAATAAAAAGACTTTGAAAGAGATTTCTAAAACATATCAAATTGCTTTAAGTACTGTTGGTTTAATTTCTAAGAATAAAGAATGGAAGAAAAGAAGAACTAACTGGGACAATAAGAGCATAAAAAAGGCCACAACTTTAAGAGCTCATTCTGCTAATAAAATTATTGGTTGGATGATGGATATCCTTGAGAGACATTCTTATAACTTATTCCTCAAATCAAAAGGTATCACGCCCAAAAACCATATCCCCATTGATACAGTAGAGGAAGCATATAAGGCCATGGGATATATGGATAAGATTGCTACTCAGATTAAATCAGCAAGAGAGAATCTCGTTCCAGAGAAGATTGAAATTGATGCACCAGGATTAAATTGGGAGAATGCCATAAAGGAATTAGACCAAAAGCAAATCAAAGGTATCCAACAATTGCAAGAATGGGAAGCATCAAGGAATCCTGCTATCAAAGAAAAAGAATCAGAAGATATTTTTGATGCTCAAACTCCTTTAATTGATGGGCCAAAAGATGAAGGAATAATCTTTGAAGGACTTGATGAAGATAGTGAGAGTGATATAAATGATGTAGGTGATGATTCTCCAATTGGGGGAATCCTTGATTAGTGCAAAATTCAAAGTAAATTTTCAACCTCATGATGGGCAAACTGAAGTTATGCTTGGTGTCATGATCAATCCTAGAGCTAACGTATATACATTATGTGCATCAAGAGGATGGGGGAAAACATTATTTATAGTAGCTGCGATTGTTATCCCTCATATTATTAAAAAGAAAAACGCCCAAGTAATGTGGGTTGCTCCTACTTATAAGATATGTAAGTCACCAGTTGACGATGTTTTCTTTGGACTTGATGAAGAGACATTAGAAAGATTCATACCACAATTTTGTCCAGAAACAGGAATGAAATTTTGGGAATACTTCAAAGCAGATAATGAGATGCATTTCTGGAATGGATCAAAGATATTCTTTAGATCAGCAGACAATCCTGATTCAATTGTATCCAAAGGATTCTCTCTTATTATCATTGATGAAGCAGCTCTGATTCCAGAAAGCATTTTTAATGTTCAGATCTTAGCAACTGCAAGAAGGAAGGGATGTAAAATCTTTTTAATCTCTACTCCAAGGGGGAAAAATTGGTTCTACCATAAATATATGGATGGACAAGATGCATCTAAAAAAGGCTATGTTTCTTTTAAACAGCCATGGTGGAAGCGTCCAGATTATCCTGAGATACTTAAAGAGCTAATGAAAGATCTCCCCGATCATATCATGAGGCAAGAATTCTTTGCTGATTTTGTGGAAGATGGATCAAGTGTTCTTAAAAACTTATCAGGAGTTTTCGTTGGCCCATCAATTGAGTTTGAATCACAACAACAAGAATGGAAAGTTGAGATATCTGAAGACAGAAAGCATAAGGAGAGTTTTGTCGTTGCTGTTGACTTGGCCAAGTCTGTTGATTATACAGTAATCGTTGGCCTAGGGATTACCACAAGAGAAGTAGTTTATTACAAGAGAGTAAACAAAACTAACTATAAACATATAATCAGATACATTAAAGACGCATCAGATTATTTAGATAGTGCTGAAGTCATTTTTGATAATACTGGAGTCGGTGCTGGTTTAGCTGATTTCTTATCTGGAATTAATGCGTATCCTTATACTTTCTCTAATGAATCTAAGAATGAACTTATAAATAATTTGATTGTTGCTTGTGATTATGGAAATATATCAATCCCTAATATCCAAACAATTAGAGGAGAGTTTGAAATATTTGAGTACTCACTCTCCAGGACAGGGAAAATTACTTATAATGCACCAGCAGGAAGAAATGATGACACTGTTGTGGCCATTGCTATGGCCAATTGGTACGCTGAACAAACTGCAGGGACAGGAGAAGTTCATGAGATAGACAGTTTTCTTCAGACAATCAATGATAATAAACGCCAAAACTTTCATCAACAGATGCTTGATGATAATGATTAAAATAAAAAAGATAAAATCAATTGATACACGTATAATATAATCAAAAACAATGGAGAAGTTTATGGCAACCATAAAAGATTATGAGGAAAACTTAAAACGTATTGAACATGAGATTGAACAAAATGCTAAAAATAAAAAAGGCATGAAAGAAAAGATCCAAGATATGTTGGATGAGATCCAAGATCTTAAGGATGATGGAGCAGAAAGATCAGAGATCAGAGCGGCCAAGAATAATTTGGACAAAATGCATAAGCAACAGGATGCTATCTCTTCTTCATATTATTGGCTAAGAGAGCAAAAAAGAACTTGTGAAAATTCTATTGCTCATTTAAAACAACAAGGGATAACAGAGTGACACCACAAGAGCAAATTACAAAAGTCCAACAGATTATGAATGGCTCTCCTGTAAATCTACCATCTAATGAGAAGATTGATCTTGTCTTAGATTGGTTTGGAGATAGACCTGATATAAATTTTGACACAACTTTTGTTGAAAACTTAAGAGAATCTTTTTTTCGCACAAGACAATTAACAGAAAGACAGGAAGCAGCATTAGATAATATTATTGATTCCTGGCATATTAAAATGTAATGAAAATTGAAAACAAAAACTGTTCGGGGTGGCTCCCCGGTATAGCCAACAGTTTACCTTTTGCTCCAAGGTTTACGAGGGAGTTAGCATTTGAGGTAATGCATTCTGTATCTCATTATTGGCAGGGGTAAGATAAAACTGTCACTAGGCCAAGGAAGATTACCATTCTCCTTGGCCTTTTTATTTACAACCAACCAAGGAATATATATGAGCGAATTAAAGTTAGTTACTCCAGAAATGTTAAAAAGATTTGTTGTTACTGATATTGAATGTGAAAGAGATTTAGGGGAAGGAACTCCATTTAGTTTTGATGATGCTCAATATGCTGGAATAGGTGTAGCTTGTACATTAGATCAAGATGGTATGGAAAGAGATTGGATTGATGATAAGTGTGCATTTAAATATTTTGGATACTTAAGCCAGTTTCCTATCATTGGTGGATACAATGTAATCAATTTTGATTTCCCTATTATTGGTGGAGCACTACTTGGGCCAGAGAATCAATCGGCCAAAAGATTTGTTGCTAATAATTTCAAAGGAAAGATAATTGATTTTGCCTTAGATTGTTCAGAAGCTTTAGGCCATAGAGCAAAGTTAGAAAAGATATCTATTCCGACATTAGGTGACCATAAAGAGATGGATGGAAAGAATGCTCCTAATCGTTACAGGAATGGAAAGGTAATGGAAACCATCCAATACTGCAGAGGAGACAACAGAAGACTCCAGCAATTAGTAATGATGGCCGTAAATGGACAAGAGCTTAAATATCAAACAAATAATGGAGTTAAAAGTTTTAAGGCAAAAGTGAAGTTAAGATAGAGGGAGAAGGGTAATCTTAATGATTTAATATTCCATCCATGGAAACCCTTCTAATATTAATTATGACATAGATATTTAGGGAAGCAATATCTGTAAGAACATTTAAGGATCAAGGATGGTCAGAGAAACAAGTGTAAAAGCTTATCAAGAGATTAAGCTAAATGGTATTTTAACAGGACTACAATTAAAAGTTTACGAAACTCTTTTCTTTTGTGGCCCTTTAACTGGAAATGAGATGAGAGAGATTATTGGAGGGAAAAGTAATTCGGGAGTTTATATTACTAGACTCAGTGAGTTAGAAAGAAGAGGAGCAGTTCAGACTCTAAAGAAAAGAGCTTGCCAAGTTACAGGAAGATTAGCTATTGAATGGGATGTAACGAGTCACATTCCAAAAGGCAGAGTGAAGCCTATGACTAAAAAGGATAAGATTAAAGATTTAGTTAATGGGATAACAGAGATGAAAGAATATATAAATGAGCCAATAATTCCTATCAAAAGAGAATGGTTAATTAGAAATTTAAATAAAATAATAACTAAGGTTAAGGAGTTTTAGATGAAGTTTTCAGAATTAAAAATAGATCCAAACCATCAATTTGTAGAGTTTGCCAAGATTGCTTTACCAGGATTAAATGAATCTGTTCTTCAGGATTATGAGGAAGTTCATAAAGATATCCTAAAAATGATGAACGCTGATATGATTATCCCTGAGCAAGACTATCAACAATTTCTATCAGCAAATCATAATTACTTTCTCTATTTCTTTTATGGAGTCTATAAGTTATTAGATCATAATAGTGAAATGAATAAGATGTGGAGAGATCTACAAATGGCCCAAGCTCACGAAGCAATTAAACAAATAGGTCAAACATTTAACCCTAATCATAAGGAAGATAGCAATGACAACTCAAGCAAGTAATCCTGAAAGAAGAAAGAAGTGGAAAGTAAAAGTTATTGGATGGGCAAACATGGAGAGTTATCTAAATGATATGGAAGATGATGGGTATAAAATCATGGAGATCTTTGAACAAAAGAATACTGAAGACGGTAATCTTGATGATTATTGTTTAGTAGTGGCCAAAGATCAAAAAGCTACACAAAAGAAAAGGTTCTATTAATCATGGAAAATATAAACATTGGATCGATATACAATTATAAATCTAAAGAATATATGGTTAAGAATATTATCGCTCACAAGAAGAGATTCTTATTCTGGAGTTGGTGGGCAAGTCTAGTTATTTATTGTTCATCATATGGTAAGGAATACTCAAGAGATATTAAAGAATTCAAAAAGAGATTTTATCCTGGAGAGTTGCCTCCACTACCTAATTGTAGATCAAGTGTTTATATGGCCAAAGAGACATCAACAAAAGGAACAACCTTGTCTCCTGGTGAAAGAATTGTTCCTCCTCTAGTTTCATTTGATTATGCTTTTAAGGGAGCAGAGAAGACAAGTATAATAGTTTCCATCCCTTCAGGATCTAATATAGATATTGAACAAATACAAAAAGCAATAGACAATCTTAATAAAGGGTCAAGAGATCCTCAAGATATTATCTTTACTCCAAAAGAAGAGGAAGAAATAAAAGAGTTACATAACAAATTATCTAAGGAGAGTTAAATGTTATTCAATTCCTATATAGACGCAAGGATGTTCTTTCAGAGGAATAAAAACTTCTTAACAGAAGAAAAGCTACTTCAAATGATAGAAGGATTAAAAGAGTTAAGAGGAAAGGAAGAATTCTTAGTTCAAAAAATACACATAAATGATTTAATAATAGATGCAGAACATCAAATAGATTTAATTAATAACCCTGAATTGCTCTTACATATCCAAAAGGAGGAGAGAAAAGAAAAAGAGAGAAGAGCAAAATCTAATCCATATCATCCATTAACACCACAAGAATCAATTAAACCTAAAGAATTAAAATTAAAAGAAAGTATCAATAATAAATATAAAGACAAACCATTCATTTTAATTATCAATAATATATCAGATGAAATAAATTTATTAAGCAAAATAGAAAAAGAAGCGGTTAAGCAAGTCAGAGAATTAGCAGGAAATAATAAAACTAAAATGGCAAAAGTATTAGGAATATCCATTAAAGGAACTTACGATAAAATAAAAAGGTATTTCTCAAAATAAAAAAGATAAAAGGAATTCATACACGTATAATGTTTTATTCAATCAATAATATTTTTTACTCAAAAAGGAGAGTTAAATGAAAAAAGTAAACAGAAAGCCAATTACAAAACTAGCACCAAAAAAAAATAAGGTCTTAGGCAAAGCAAAAGAATCTACTTCCAGACCAGGAGGACTTAAGGCGGTCAACCAAGAACTAGCCGATAGATTAGAGCAATGCGAAAAGGATCTTAAAGCAAGCCAGGATAAGGCAATATCATTAATTAATGATAATAAAACCAAATCTTTTCTATGTGAAGCATTAAAGAAAATAACAAAAGTATTAAAAGAGCTAAAGAAAGATAAAGATCATCTTCAAAGAACATGTGATCTCTTATCAAAACAAAGAGGCGAAGCGTTAGATAATTTAGCAATGGCCGAAGCTTATATCCAAATATTGCCAGATGAAAAGAAAGAAGATTCTGAAGATGAGGATGGTGAAGAAGAAAATAACGGAAGTCAATCAGTAGTAATAAAAGGAACACTATCATCAGTAAAAGAAAAAGAACTTAAGAAATTTTTAGATAAATTAATACCTAAAAAAGAAGAATAATCATTAAAATTGAGTGAGAATAAGATAAAGAATCCATTATATCTAATATTTTATCCTCACTCAATAATAATGTGTCTAACCTATTGAAATTACTACGACTAATTAAACTAAGTATAATAAGAAAAAAAGTGTAAAAAGGGACAAATATGAAAAACGCTAAATACTATCTAATAAGTTACTATGCAAGATTACCAAGAGGAGGATTTGGATTCTCTAATACTTATTATCATGTACCAGCAGATAAAGAGTTTGATGTGAGACTATTTGAGTTACAGATGGCAAGTGAAACAGGATTAAAGCCTAACGATCATTCTATTATCTCCAGAATGCCAGTAACAGTAGAAGAGTATAATCACAATTTAGATCAGAGCAATAAAGAGATATATAATAAGCATAGTTAGAAGAGATAGAGGGAAGATGAAAACAATTACCAATAAAGCTATTGAAATGACAGAAGAATGGATAAAAGCATTAGAAGAATCAGTATCCAAACATTCAACAGACAAAGAGCTCTTAAAAATATATAAAGAGAATCCCTCCTTTCAGCTCTTCATACAGGAAATGATGAAAGATGAGGTAAACCATCAAGATGAAATTGAAAAGCTTAAAAGCGAAATTAAGGGCCTTGAAACAGAACAAGAACAACTTAATGATTGTATCAATGGTTGGATAGATCAAGTAACTCAATATCAACGTCAATTAAAAAGACATTTTGAAATAATGGTAAGGCAAGGAACCAAAGATGGATATGTCTATAAACGAACAAAAGAACTAATAGAGAGGTATTTATGATTTCATTTATTCTAACAGGAATAGCATTAGTATTATTAACCATCTTATTATTGATTCTATCAACAGGAATGATAACAGATGAACATCCTCAATTAGATATCTTTCAAATGCATCATGGGTATTTAATTCTCCTGGCAATTATCCCTAATCTATGGATACAAATACCAGCTATAATTATCGGGCTTGATGATATCTATCAACACGCTAGACATTTGGGGGGAGATGTATTGTATATTTCTCCATTGAAAAGATTGTTTTATTCAACAAAATTTGGTAAATCAAAGATCGTTCAGAGAATAACTAATTGGTTTGATAAATTACTAGGGAGTCAATAATGGAAAAGTTTTGTATTTGGTATTTAATTATCTGTAATGCTAGTTATTTGGTCATCAATGCAATTAACCATGGGAAGCCTAGGAATGAGAACTACGACATTGAAGTAGCTTTTATTATTGTTTTATTAAATTTCTTTATCTATCAGGCCCTTGGCATCTTCAATTACCTATAGGACAGATGATGACTAAAGAGATATTCAATCCCCTAAATAATCAAATAAATGACATAATGAAGAAAGCTAAACTCTCAGCATTAAATAAAAGAGCAGACGTTTATACTGAAGATATGATTGAATACTTAAAAGATACTGATTTAACTGGCCAATGGAATAAGGATTCATTAAAAGCAATATCAATTTTTATGAAGACTGCATATAAGGCAGGATTTAAGGAGGCATTAAGATGAAAGAACCACAATTAGGACAACAAGTTAAAGATATCATTACAGGATTCTCCGGAGTGGTAGTTGCTAAAACTAGATATCTTCATGGAGTATGCAGAGCATCAGTTCAACCAAGAGACTTAAAAGATGGAGGTATCCAAAAAGAACAGGACTTTGATCTTAATCAATTATCAATAGTAGATGAGGAAATCGTTCACATTGTTCCAGAAAATGATCCAGTAGTATCTATGGGAGACAAGGTTTATTGCTCAATGACAGAATTCCAAGGAATTGTTTGGGCCATATGTACTTATATTAATGGATGTAGAAGAATGGGAGTTGCCCCTAAAGTAACTAAAGATAATAAAATAGAGAATCAATGGTTCGATGAAGGACAATTAAGAATACTAAGAAAGAACAACGTTCCTCAGGGGCCAACAAATACAGGTGGACCTAAGCAATCAATCAATGACTCATGGAAATGATTCCAAGTATAATTATTATTTCTCTCGTCTTATTAGTTATTTATGGAGAGTTAAGTGGATAAAACATTAGAAAATCTAAGAAAGTCTTATACTACTATTCCTCTTTTCTCTCCACCTCCTTCAGATTCATTCATAAAAATTAAAGATAATAAAATTGTTTTAGCTCCTGGCACGTATAATATAAATGCTAATAATAGATCTGAAACAATAACAGTAACAAAGGAAACAAGTATGTCATATGATGCAGAGAGCACTCCATTAAGTAGAGAAGATTTAAATAAGGCATTAGAAGCAGCAAAAGGATCGGATATGAATATCTCTGAATCGTTACAGCAAACTAAATTAAAGTCAGAGCAAAAAGAGTTAATCAATGAGCAATGGGATCTCCAGGATGCTATCAATGCCAACATGCAAAGGATAGATAAACAAGATCAAGCAGCTAATAAAATCCTTAAAGATCTTAAGCCAGGGGAAGAGATATCAGTAAAAGATATCAAGAAAGTATATGGAAAGGGATGGAAGAAATCTCTTGCCTGTACTCCTTTAGCTGGCCAAGTAGATAAGAGAGATAAGAAGAAAGCTAAACAAATAAAGAAGTCAAGGAAACTTAACAGGAGAAGGAAGTAATGGATGATTATGTTTGTTCAATGTGTGGAGAGTCAATTGAGTTTGATGAAACTAACGTTATCCCTTTTTCCTGTTGTGGATGTAAACCTAATCTAAAGACTAAAGAAGTCCCTGTAAATATTACTCAAGAAGAATATGATCGGGGGATCAAAGCTTATCTGTCTAGTAAATTTGAGGAGAAACTTACAGTATCCAAACCTATCCCCGTAAAGGAAAATTGTGGGTCGTGTCAACACTGGATGAAAAAGGGAGATTGTCCAAGAGAAAAGGTGACAATGAAAGGTGAAAGCAATTAAAAC